TCGAGGTGATTATATCTTTTTCCATTTTATCATAGTAAGAAAGATCATCTGAAACAATCTCCAGTACCTCATCTGAAAGACCTTTATATTCTAAAGCAAGTTCTTTATTGGTCATGTTATTGTATCCAGAAAACCCTTCTTTTAGAAGATCAATTAATTCTCCTGGATTATAATGTAGGTGGCTTTCGTCTAATTCTGATAATTCCTTAATGATCTCTTCTCTGGTTTTTTGTAATTTTTTAGCCACAGCTATCCTCCAATATTCAATTTATTTTCCAAGCAGTATAAATACACCTATCTGGTCTTTCAGCACAACTATCATATAAAACACCATCTATAAAAATAGACATATGCTTTGCAGTCCTTATCAAATAAGTTCCTTTTTTAAATTGTTTTGAAAAGGTAGATGGGTTCATTCTCTTCTGTCCTTTTTTAGCTGGGAAAGATAGCCTGCCTATTTTATAACCAAGAACCTCCTTCTGCTTATCTAACCATTTATTTAAAAAGAATCCACGAGAACATTTTCTTCCTAAATCTTTTAAATAATCATAGGCCTCATCATAAGATAGATTAAAAGCTAAGGCAAAAGCCCTAACGGTACAGTCATTGTTCTGACGAGGTCTTTTACTCTGACTCCTGCCTCCATCGGTTTTTTGAAAAGGGTAAGAATAGATGGTCATATTTCTATGACCATCTATTTCGTTTAAAGATATAATTTCGATATCCATTTTATAATCCTTAATGTACCAAATGTTTCTGAACTACAATATCATGAGAAACCCCATCTACGCTGACACTGACATAGTTAAGATCACCCACAGGGAGTATGCTGGCTTCAATAAGTAAGGAGATACCAGGTAGTAGGTATAATGAAGCTTTTGCTGAATTAATAGCTTTTATTTCACTAGTATAAAACGTTATTGGAAATTCGGGATCATAGAGCTTTTTTATGCTATAAACATAAGCCTTCTTTTTCTCCTCTTGCTTGTAATTATAATCTACGATAACAAAATCATGAAGTTTCAGACCCCTGCTGCTCTCACCAGTATCTAGGATAGCCCCTTTTTCCAGAAGTGATGCCATGGTACCACCAATAGATTGCTTTGTTCCTCCAAGCTCTTTGAGTAGGTCATTGGCATTCATGTAAGACATGTTTTGTCCTTCCTCGCAGCAACCACAGCAATTTATTGACTCGTTGTAAAAAGCATCCAACATCTTTATCTCATTCTCTGTGTATTTCATTTTCTCCTCCGTTTGTTTAGGTTTCTCTTAACTCTTAAATATATTATATTATATTAGGAAACCCAATGCAAGGGAAAAGTGTGGTTATTTTAAAATAATTTTTAATAGCAATTTTATTAATAATTCCAAGACTTTATCTTTAAACTGATAAATAAATTAGCAATAATATAAAATATTATGGTATTATATATTATAGTTTTAAAAAAATAAAAGGAGAAAACACCAATGAAGAAAGAAAAAAAGAATAATAAGAAAAAGAAAAGGGAGCTCAAGAAACAATACTGTTTCACCCTGCTCCCCTCTACTATGGATAAAGTAGAAAAGAAAGCTGATAAAAACTTCGCATCAATATCAGCTACAGTGGAATCTATCTTAAGGGAGCATAGTTGATAGAAATTTATAGGAGGATTATAAAAATGGAAAAGTACTATCCGGCATTACTTGTTATCTTATTTAGTTTAGGAATTATGTTTGGTAGTTTTATGCAGCATTCTTTTTGTTCTCCGGTAATCGAAGCCCAGGCAGTAGAAATAGTTCAGCAAAGAAAAATGCTAAGAGACCAAGAAGATTTATTATCATGGCAAACTTACAATCTTGTAGAATATAAAAGAAAGATAAAAGAGATAAAGAAAAGAATGCGAAACACCGATGCTTTTTTAAAGAAAGCCGGTGCTCTTTATGGTATCGATTTTATGAAAAAACAAAAGGAAGAATCCGATCTATTATGGGAGGCATTGTCTTCTGAGAATAAAAAATCAATGGGGGGAGGAGATGAAAATTAAAAAGGCAGCTCTTTGCCCGGAATGCGACGAAGTTTTTAATTTAGATAACTACAAGCAATGCCCTAAATGCCTGAATAAGGAATACCTTGTTATTGATTTTCTATTACAAAAAGAAAGGGGAATTCCTTCTCTATCATCTGAAATTCTTGATTTTACTTTTATGGGAATAGATAAAAAAGTAAAAACATTTAAAATAAGTAAAAGATATTTAAGGATAAATTATAAAAAAGGTATAGTGGAAGAGACTGATTCTTTTATAGGAAATGATTGCTGGACAGCTTGTCCGGAGATTAAATAAGGAGTGATTACTTATGGAGTATTTAAGAAAGAAATTTAAAAAGTGGTTAGGGATAGACAAAACAGAAAAAGAAATTGAAAGGCTTAAGAGATTATACTCTGATCTAGTCCACATAGGAGTGGATGCCCACTTTAAAGAACCCCACATGATTTTAATTTACTCTAAATTGAAGGGGGGTCAGATATCCCATATTTCTGCTAATTTTGATAATATAAAAGAGTTACATGCTTGTATAAGAGAATTGAAAAGCAAGTATCATACTAAAAAAGAAATATGGGATGATCCCAGGCATCTCAGGAAGTTTGGTTATTGAATTTTAATAAAAGAAGACCGCCCTGCCGTAACAGGGCGGTCAATGGCCAGTAAAGGCCCAGGGAGGAAAGCGTGGTAGGCTAGGCCACGCGGAGAGATCATTTTAAACTATCAATAACTTCTCTAACCCATTCTAGATCAGTATCTGCCCTTTCAAGCTTATCCATATCTATTAATATTTTGACAGTTGTTAAAGTTTCCCCTGCCTTACTAATATCTATTTTATTAGACTCATATTGTTTTTTATCAAACACTCCTGCTCTACGGAGCCTTCTGTTTAATTCAGGGGCCAGATTGAGATGTACTTCGAACCTCTTAATATCATCTTGCATTTTTTCCGGAGATGGGAGTTGTTTTAATAAACTACAAGCTGAGAAAGTAAGAACCATAAACAGTATTAGTAAATACTTCATTTAGAACCCTCCTTTTCTTTTCCATCAACATACCCCTGGCCCACAACATAAGTAGCGGCCATAGCTACTATCTGCATTATAGTATCAGCAGATAATCCCAAAGCAAAGGCATCATTGCACGCTGTGAGTAACCCAATTCCTACAGTAATTAAAAACTTTCTTGATTTTATTTTTTCCATTTATTAAATCCTCCTTGTTTTTATTTGTTTTTAAAATCAGCCTTTGTAGTAATTATCATATTCTTTATATTTCTTTTTCAACTCATCAAGCCATTTTCTGCAATTTTCTTTATCCCAGGGATCAATAGCTTTAGAAAAGTCATCACCAAACCTATCTTTGCAATTGTAGATTTGTTTCTCCAGAAAAGAAATCCTCTCTTCCAGATCTTTCTTATCAAGCCTAACGGTCAGGGTGTCTATATCCTGCTGCTTTCCAAAATATTTAAAAGCGCCATAACAACCAGATCCGGCAGTACCCAAAACTGTCAGAAATACTGATAAGGTAATTATAAACTTCATTATATTACTTGCGTTATCGAATCTATCTTTTATTTTCATTTTTATAAATCACCTCCTCACTGATTCTATAATAGTTTTAAGTGTATTTCCCGGGCATGCTTTTTTACCAAAATGATAATGACCATAAAGGTCTTTATCAGACCATCCCCAGAGATCTTTACAAGCCTGCCATAATATCATAAAACTGAGTAACTGAGCATGATTGGGCTCTGCTCGTTTTGTCCCTGAATGCCCTTCTCCATTAAAATTACCTACAAACATAACTGCTAAAAACTCAGCATTCTCATCCCCGGCCCTGTTTCTATCTCCCTGGCTCCAAGTAGCTTTATTAAAATCATTACAGATATGTATTATTCCTTTTTCATCAATAGCCATCGAGTATAAAAGAGACTCCATTCCCTGTCCTGGAGCTACATGGCATTTGGGGCTTATATGGTATCTGGCGGTATCTACAATACTCATCCAGCCTAATTCCTGATGAGCAACTAAACCCTTTAATTTTGCAACTTCTCTTAATCTAAATATCCTACCTGATGCATTTACTGGAAGAGTCTTTCTTACGTCCAATGGTAAGGGTAAACTCAAAGCCTCTACTACTTCAGTTATTTTTAAAAGTAAAGCATTTTCCATTTTATCCACCTCCTATCTTAGAGTATCATATCGGTATTTTAAAGCTATACCAAACTCGCTTTCACGTACCTCAATACTGGAGCGGTATTCTTCTTTATAATAGAGACTGATTATTTCTGTCAGATTAAAATCTACTTCTCCCCAAGTAAGATAATCTTTTTTATTATAAATATTATGTTGATACCAATAAACACCGGAAAGACGGGGAGACTCTCCCTTAATACGGTGAGAGTATCGGCCTACTCCTTGCTCAGACCCGTCTTGATAGTGATAAAGGAGCCCAGTGCTAAAAGATAGCTTTGACTCTCCTTTTTTATATAAATAGTACTTTGGGCCAAAACCTACAAAACTCTCATAATTTATATTATTGACTTTATTATAACCGACTTTGTAATCAAACCAAAGACTCAATCTTTCCGTAAATTTTGGATTATAATCTAGGCCAACTTCTCCCATATCTTTAGTAACAATACTGGCCGCTTCTCCGTGACCATATTCCGCATAAAAAGATATGGGGCCAGAGGTATCCTGAATTTTTCCAGAAAGTGAGTAGCCATCTACCTCTCCCCTATAATTACTATAAGAAAGAGTTAAATCGCCCCCATAACACAAAGTAGGAAATAGAAAAAGGATGCTGAATAACCACTTCATACTCCCGGTACCTTTCCGGTTATTTGTGGTTTATAGACATCATTGTAGATCTTATCTACTTTCTTTTCTAGGATGTCCATTCTAAGATCTATTTTCTCCATGGTTATGTATGCAGAAAAAGCTCCTGCTAAAATAGCTATGAGCAAAGCCTCTATAATTCTGGTCACATTAATTTGAGGCTTTTGTGCTACAGTGGCAAAAAAAGGAAGATAAGTTCCAATACCATTTATTAAATCTTTAATAGAGTCCATAAACCGCCTCCTCCATTTTTTTCTGCATAATATATTTCCCCCTTAGGATATTCTTTTCCATTTACCATCATAATCCAGAATACCCAACCAAGTGTAATTCAGATAACCTCTTTCTACTACCGGTACCCGGTTATCTATTATCCAACCCTCAACTTCTAAAACTATATGAGCAATCCCCCTTTCTGTCAGACAAAATACTATTCTGGAATTCTCTATTCCCCTGGCTTTACATAAAGCTTGGGCAGCTAAAGCAAATTCCTCACAGTCCCCTGTTATCTTACCTTTTCTATTCATTGATTCTATAGGCCTTGCCCAATAATCCTTTTCGCCGTATTGGGATAAATCATCTATCTCAATGAATCTAGAAAAAACTTCTTCACGTATATTAATTAAACGTGTTAGCAAATCTATAGGACAACCCACCCCCTCTATATTACATCTTTTCTGCATTTGCAACCACCCACGGGGAGCAGGTACTGCTTCATTGAGGGTAAATGGTTCGGGTGTAGTACTACACCCGAATATACCAAATATAATAAATATAATAAATAAATTTTTCATTTCATCACCTCATTAATTTGGAGTTCTTAAAACTTTAAATCCGGCGCCTCCGCTATCGTCAGCGCCGAAAGATATCCTTTTAACGACGCCCTCTGTTATGTCAAGGAGTAGAAAGCGCGTTTCGTCTGTGCCCGCCGTTCTCCTATTCGGTGCCGCGGCCTCATACGCGGCTCGATCTTCATATAAAACGTATGTAGTGCAAAGCTCAATACGTTGAGGCATGACGGTAGCAAAATAGAAATAGTTGCCCTTGGGCGTAGTTGAGCATCCGGCCAAAGCCAGTAATATCAACAATCGTGCAAAGCGCATATTGATGACTCATTTTGAAATATAATTGTTTGCTTCCTCACTTCTCGCTCATATTCCAGTCTATCGATAATGGCTTGCCGCGCTATCTGTTGCCGTGTTTTCCCGTTCCACGCTGCTGCCTTTGTTAATACGCTTGACTGTTTATCTGTCAAAGTGATCGTAATATCTACGGCTGCATAAACCGCACTACTCATTACTAAGAGCGCCACCAATATAGTTATAATCTTTTTCACCTTACCACCTCATTAATTATTAGGTATTCGTAAAAGTTTAAACCCAGCCCCGCCGCTATCCGCCGCACCGACTGAGACCCTTTCAAACGTCCCGTTATCAACATCATATATCAATAAGCGCGTATTTCCGGCTGTTGCATCCCTATCAACCTGCAAAGTCGTTACGCTATTAAATACAATGTCAAGATGCGACGTATAAGAGCCGAAGAGAACACCGCCGCCAGCGTCTTGAGTATCAAACACCGTCCCGTCGGTCCCGCCATATCTAACAGTTAGCCCCTCATGTGCCGCGTCAGTTGTTATTTCAGGAGTGCCGGAATTAACGCTATTTTCGTATGCGTCTTGCAGAGTAGCTGCGCCAGTAACACCACCCCCTAACCCTGTCGCGTTTTGCGGCCTAGCGTCTTGAAACTCTAAAGCCGTAGCATCGTTTTTCTTTACTATTATTTTTGCAATAGGCACAACACGAGGGCGAGCATTTAAAAACGGCCCCAAATCAAAAGGGGCCTCTCTTGCGCTGCCTAATGCTAAATATTCGTCCTGAGAATACAGCAAGAAGAATCGGGGGTCTCTCCCGTTGCCTTCGGGTGACATAAAGAGATTATGCGCCGCGTGCCAATTGTTATTGGTCATGGCCGTTAATCCGGTGGCCGGATCATCATAATTGACATTATCAAATTGCAGCAAGCCGAGGGTGCTCGTCCAGTTACCTAACGCGGTATGAAAAAGAGTAATCCCGGTTATCGCGGTAAAAGGCCCTATTGTATGTGATTGCATTTCGCTGTCAAAAAATGTCCCCGTAGATATATCAATATTTCGCGTTCCTGACTCTGAGGTAATTAGCCCATCTTTTACGAGCGGCCCGTTAACGTTCTCAACCCATAGCATGACGCGCTTATCAAATGCCGATACGTTCGGCCTTATATCTGTAATTCCTAAATCTGATATATCTGAGCCTGGGCCAGTCTGCCCTTTTGCGGCCTGTACCCGGCAAATCGGTATAATGCTATCGCGCTCGGAGTCTGTGAAAAATGTAGCTTTCTTAACTAATCCTGAGGAGTAACCAAGGAAAGCGCCACTATCTGAAACCGGAAACTCCGGGTCAATTGCCGTCACATTATCAAAGCGGTATTCGGTCCCGTTAATATGAATTATGCAGGGCGCAATATCAACTTTGGTTATATCGCCGTTTCGTGTACACTGGCACGAGGTCGGCCCGACTTCATGCTCATGTATCCCCGTGACCCCTGTAACGATACCCACATCTGTTGACCAAAGCGTCCGATCAGTAGCGGAAAGAGAGCGTGACATTTTCATGCCGTCTGGCGTTACTTCCCATCCCAGAGAATCAGCAAAGACAACTGACGGCACTAAAAGCAATAAAAATATTAAATATCTCATTATATACCCCCCATGATCCACCATGCGGACTCATCCGATTTAAGTATAGTACTTTCTTTATAAGTATCAAGCCCGCTATAAACGTCAAAGCCTTCGACCTGTTCGGCTGCGTTCCCGTCAAGCTTACATTTATTAGTTGACCCTGAATCGGTATACTTAATCATAAGCGTTTGCGATGTACTAGTGTCTACAGCCGGTAAATTAAGCGTCACAACGTTATCATTCGCAAGACAAAAGATAGTATGGTCAGCCGTTGTTATTGTTTCCGATACGCTAGAAAGAACACGAAAAGCCGTTAATACGCTGCCTGTTGCAAGCCCACCCAACCCGGTACTGCCGTCTGTTATTTTAAAAATATTTGCTGAATCTCTAACAATACAAGTGTCGCCGGAAACTAACGTTGTTGAGTTATTTGTCGTTGTGTTATTCCAGCATATTAGATCATCTTGTGCGAAGTTGATTCCGTTAATCCCGGCCCCATTTGATACTAAAGCCCAAAAATCACGAAAAGATACTCCCGAAAAAGGATCCAGAACACTTTGCACCCTAACGTCTCCAGCGGCTGCAGCATTAGCAATAATGAACCTACTGCCCGTATATATAAGACTTCCCTCATTTAGCCCCGGCGTACCGCCAGACCTTCTCACGATTAAGTTTCCGATTGTAGTTTGCCCCTCAAATACCGCCGTCGTTGCATCAATTCTTTCTGCCACCATACCACCAGAGCTCACAGAATCAAAACTACAATCTGTGGTACATCCAGAAGCAGGTATTTCATAATCTACTGCCCATGAGGGAGTAGATATGAATAAAAACAGTAATATTAATAATTTCCTCATAAATGCCTCCCTTAATGTAACACTATTTCTATATTCAAAGTAGTGGCCGTTGTTGACCTTATCTTTAAAGAATCAATAGCAAAATTAGATGGTGAAAAATTCCAAACAGTATTAGATCCTTCTACTTGAATACCATTTAAAGAATTAGTAGTATCATCCAAATAATTAGGAAATACTTCTATAATCTGAGTTCCTTTATTCCGGACATATCCTAATCCACCAGATCTACCTAAATCCTGTTTTACTGGAATAGTAACAGAAGTATAGGTAGCCAAAGTACTATAATACTGATACCTTTTATTTGGTTTTAAAGTTGAGGTATCTACCGGATCAGATAGATCCGCACCCATAACACCACTTACTATAAACAATAATAGTAATATAGCAAGCCCTCCTTCTTTTATTCTTTTCATTTTCTTTTCCTCCTTTTTATTATTTTTATTTTATTGTAAATTCCATAGTCTCTATAGTTTCTGATAAAGAAAGGGTTACTTTCTCAACCACAACCAAACTATCTTCTATAATTACAAAATTCTCTGGTCTGATTTCAGCAACTGGCGACACTCTATATCTAATTTTACCATTCTGTATGACTTTATAAAAAATACTATCAATTATAACAGTATTGGTGTAACCAAAAGTGGTCTGTATTCTACCTGTTAGTCGAATAGTAGCATTTTTTGGGCCTGAAAATATTTCAATATTTTCCAATAAAGCAATAAACATAAATTTCAGTTCTGAGGAACCATCATCTTTATGATATTGCTGAAATATGTTAATATAGCCAGTAATAGTATCATTTAATAACTGCTCTGTAGCTATAGTAAAAGGAACTGAGACATCTATAGTAACCGATCCTTGTTCTAGTCTGGCGGTCATGTTTTTCATAGGTATAAAAACATTCCTGGTTCCGGTAGAAGTAAAACTTGTTAATCTAAAGAGATAGGTTGTTTTAATATTTCTGGGAACCTCTATTGGTGGTGCTACGAAATCAGGATCAACATATTTTAATTCAAGTATTACTATTCTGCTATTACCTCTATCATCGACATAAAAGAAACTACCATCTATGGCGCAACCAGTCGGTGTCTCAAACTGACCATCACCGCTTCCTTGCTGGCCTATTGACATAACAAATATTCCGGTAGAAGTGAATACCTGAACTCTATGATTATTAGTATCCACTACATATAGCCAGCCATTTTTAATAGCAATGCCTCTAGGTTGATCGAATAACCCTTCTAAAGATCCTTGTGATCCAAAAGAGTACCGGAAATTACCATCTAAATCAAAAACCTGAACTCTATGATTCCCGGTGTCTGTAACATAAACAAAGGTACCATCAGAAGTAACTCCCCAAGGATTGTTGAACAGTCCATCAGCATCACCAAATCCACCAAATTCCAAAAGGGCGGTGCCCTCGGTATCGAATTTCTGAACTCTATGATTCCCGGTGTCTGTAACAAACAAAAAAATATCCAGAGTAGCTATTCCCGTAAAACCTATACTTGATTTTTCTGAAGTCAAAGCCATTTAAGCACCCAGTACCCCTTTCAAGTTTATCCTTTGAGATGGGATTACAAAATCAGTGGGAAAAGATTCCGTCTTATCTCCCCCGAAATCAACATAACTTATAATAGGTTTATCCGCTAAACTGGCCTCATTATCATCTAAAATGATCAATCCAGAAGCAGGCCCTATAGTCCCACTGGGTGTCCATGAGATCTGTGGTATTATAATTTCATATAAATTATTTATAATATCTTTTTGTAAAGTAAGAGCTCCTATTACTTTAGTATTGGCAGTATAGCCGCCACCTGTTTCCAATTCTTCTCCGGTGGTATTAGCAATAGGGAGGGCTCCAAGTGGAGTCAAACTCCCATCATCTGTCCAAGTCGTCACTTCTCCAACTTCTATTAATAATTCTTCTGCTATAAAGGATCTTCCATAAATTTTATAACCTGTTGCTCCATCAACTGCACCCCAAGTAATCTGAACTCCTTTAGTAGCCACTATGGTAACGTTATCTTCTACAGAAGCAAGAGTCTCTCCTTTTGAATTTACAGCAGATACTCTATAATAATAGGTACCCGCTGCTAAAGTACCGGTTGTTTCCACTAATCCACTAATTACAGGGGTCTCTAAACTGATTATACCTGAATTAGCAAAAGTATGGTTTACCTCATCAAAAACAAAACCAGATTGCATTAAAAGAGCTTTGAAAGAATGGGGAGTTCCCTGACCAAGCCCCTCATCTCCAAAATTGACTTTGGCTCTTGCTATCTGTACAAAAGCCTCAATTGGGAATTTAACAAGTACTGCCATTTTAAACCTCCATTCCTTCCAGTGTCTTTTTACCTTTACCTACGATTACTAAATCTTCAAGACCATTAAACTGACCCCTTCCATTCCCAAAACCACCAAAAAACTTAACTAACTTTGGAGAACCTGTAGATTTAAAAGCAAACATATTCACTCTTGAATTATTATGATCAACAGAATAAAAATCTATTTTTAGACTTTCAATAGTCTGAGAATGAGATGTGGCCCCATTCTCATTAGTAACAGTTAAAACTACTTTAAAAGAACCGCTCTCGGAATAAACATGAGTAGGGTTTTCTTCGGTTGAAAAAGTACCATCACCAAAGTCCCAGAAGAAACTATTTATCAATTTTTCTTTTATGGTTAAACCAGTATCTGTAATTCCAGAATAAACATTAGAAAGTTCTAATTCTGTATCACTGATGATAGCATCTACCGTATAAAAGACCCCTTCTATGTCTAAAGTCTGTCCTATTTCTAATTCTGAAGTAAATAAAGTTCCTGTTCCCAAAATAGTAGCATCTCCATTAACGGTATCAACAGTTCCAGTAAGTTCTTTGAAAATATCCGAAGTAAGATTAGTAAAAGTAATCTTATTAGTTAAAGGAGCTGATTTAGAATTTACAAAAGCTATAATACCGGATTGAGTTATTCCGGAATATACTTTTGAAAGAATCAATTCTGTATCAGAAAGAATACCTATTACCGAATAAGTGGTTCCTTCTATGGTTATTTTATCATTTTTTAATAATTCAGTAGTAAAAGAAGTTCCAGTACCAATCACTTTTAAAGATCCCTGGGTAACGGCAAGAGTACCGGTAAGAACTCTAATTCCTATAAAACCTATATAGGCCGTAATACCTTGTGTCAAAACACCAACATCAGTCTCAGCAGGTAGGCTGGATGAAGTAGTTCCGTCATAAACATAAGTAAGTTTAAGACTGGTATCACTTATTATTTCCTCTATAACATAAGAAATATTATCTATTAAAAGAGTCTGGCCAATAACAAGTTCTGAAGTAAATAAAGTTCCTGTTCCGACTATGGAATTGCTGCCGTTAACTACATCTATAATCCCTGTCAGGGATACTCTAGTAGTTGACCCTCCTATATACTTCTGAGTTAAAGTAAGCTCTTCATCATTTATAATTTGATCTATGGTATAGGTAACCCCTTCCATGGTTATAAAACCACCTTCCGTAAGTTCTGTTGAGAATCTGGTATTTGATCCCAGAATAGTTGTACTCCCATTAGTTACGCCAACCGTTCCTGAAAGTTTAGAAGCTCCTTTTCCCATAGTGGGAGCAAAACCACCACTTGGTAATGTGGGAGAAGTCGGGGAAGCCTTGACCTGGATTGCCTTTGTTATAGAATAAACTGTGGCATCTTTTACTACCTCTAGGGTTATTTCAAAAATACCTGAATCAGATAAAAAGATTTCTGGGTTAGCAAGAGAGGATGTTGTACCAGCTTGTTTTTGTTTATAAGTTAAGCCACTTTGGGTATTCCCGGAAAAATAAGAAATAAGTACCAATTCGGTATCACTAATAATATTTGCTATTTTATACAGAAGACCATCAATTTCTATTTTATCCCCTTCTGCCAATTCTGAAGTAAATAAAGTACCACTCCCAATAACAACTTGACTTCCCTGAATAACTGAGAGAGTTCCTGTTCTAATCACTAAAGGACCATCACCAAAGTCCCATAAATATTCTGTAACTTCTCCTAAAGTTCCATCAATAAAATTAACTATGAATGGCGAAGTTCCGGAATTAGAATAAGAGGAATCACCCTTGAAATGATTTAAACCAGAATTGGTAGCCCCAGTATATGCAAAAGAAAGAGTCAGTTCATTATTATTTACTATATCATCTATTAAATAATCTACTCCCTCTATAATGATAGTATTCCCTATAGAGTAATCTAATAGAAAAGAAGTACCTGATCCTAAAACTGTAGCATTTGAATTAGTTACCGCGATAGTACCTGCTTTTTTAGTAGATTTTTTAAAGAAGTCAAGACCGGTATCTGTAATTCCAGAATAAACCTGAGTCAAAGTTAATACCGTATCATTTGTAATTAAATCTATGGTATAAACTACCCCATCAATAACTATTTGTTCCCCGGCTACAAGTTCAGTGAGAAAAGAGGTACCGATTCCATTTACAACAGCAACCCCGTTTACTACATTCAAAGTCCCAGTTAATTGAGTCAGAGAAAGGAGGGATATTTCAAAGTCCCCATTCAAATAATTTATATCAATAGCATCTTTACCTGCTATTGATAGGGTTCTAGAAGCAGAATCATTAACATGAGCTCCATCAAATCTGGATAATTTATGAAAAACAGATAAACCAGAGGCATCAGTAGCGGAATAGGCGTTCATTAGGGTTATCTCGGTATCACTCACTATATTGCTTATAACATAAGAAATTCCATCTATCTCAATAGACTCTCCCCTGGATAACTCAGTAAGGAAAGAAGTCCCTGACCCTGTTATTGTTTTACTATTCTGGATAACAGAAATAGTCCCAGTAAGTTTATTTGTTCTCTTTAAAATAGTTACATCAGAAGAAGAGACCCTATCATAAACATCAACAAGAACCAAAGTGTCATTATCAGTTATAGATTGTATTTCGTAAGAAATACCGTTTAAAATAATAGATTCCCCGGCTACAAGTTCAGTGAGAAAAGAGGTACCGATTCCTTCTATTGTGTTACTGCCTGTAGTAGCAGATACCGTTCCGGACAAAGGTGGTACTGAAAAAACCGTTAATTTTGCTTCATAAGTTCCTCCATCGGAATAAACATGAGTAGGGTTTTCTTCGGTTGAAAAAGTACCATCACCAAAGTCCCAGAAGAAAGAATGGATCTCCTTTTTCTCTATTCTGATATTATCATCAGAAGTTCCAGCATAAACCTGGGTCAAAGTTAAATGGGTATCATCCGTTATAGTATCTACTATGTATTCCACATCGGCTATTAAAAGAGTCTGGCCAATAACAAGTTCTGAAGTAAATAAAGTTCCTGTTCCGACTATGGAATTGCTGCCGTTAACTACCTCAATAGTTCCATTAATAAATTGAAAATTTGGAGGGGTAGTATTAGTAAAAGAAATAGTTATAGGTTTCCAAGCAGTAATCCTATCAGCACTAGCATCGGCATAAACCGTGGTCAAAATAAGCTCAGTATCATTAGTAACAGATAATACCTCATACACCACATCATTAAGTACTATTTTATCCCCTGCTACTAAGTCTTCCGTAAATTTGGTACCAAAACCGCTAACAGCAGCACTTCCTTGAGTTATCGTTAAAAGCCCTTCTACTTTTTCAATAACTTCCCTATCCTTATCAGTAGTAAAATTAGTATTAGGGGGACTAAAAGTAATGCAAGTAGCTTCCAAATTAGAAGGATCTGCTGGAACGGTTAAGGCTGTACCAGCGTTCCAGTTATCAACTAGGGCAGAGAATGCCAGAGGATTGCCTAAACCTACTTTATTTCCTGATATTAAATCAGTATCTACCACTGAAGTAAGAAAAATCTTACTAGGCCCAGAATATAAACTTAAGGTAGAGCCAATTATCTCTAAGGTTGGTTGGGTCACCCCACCAAAAGCTTGGATAGTGGTATCTACCCCAGCAACTCTTTTTCTAATTCCAACAGCAGACTGAAAATAATAAAAGTTATTTATATCGATGTACCTAACGATAAGCATACCATTATCAAAAAAATTCGATATCTGAGCCCAGCTATCAGGAGTCCCCACATCAAGGGTGTAAACAGTTTCGGCATCAGAATGCCCTAAACTTCCCACCAATCGGCAGTTATTGGAGAGAATATTTGACACACCTAATGACTTTGCCCAGGAAGGGCCTAAATCAGGGGTATGGTTTTCTAAAAGAACTCCATCAGTATCTGTAAAAGTATCTGTTGATGTTGTTGCCATTTTTTATACTCCACAAGTAACATTAGCAATATTTGAATAGCCTGAATCACCAGCCCCATTATAGGCCTTTATTCTAAAGAAATTGACCACGGTACTGTCTACACCATCTTTTAATAAAGTTACCCCATAGCTTGTAATATTTGTACCTAAGTCAGCAATCTGAGTCCATCCATCTACCCCATTAAGGGAATGTTCGATTTTGAAACCAGTTTCATTATCAGAATTATCAAGCCACTCTAATAAAATCTCCACATCTATTTCCACTACCTTTTGAATTTCAAGAGATCCGGATCTTAAAATAACCGTGTAATTACCAGAAGCGGAATAAACATGAGTAGGGTTTTCTTCGGTTGAAAAAGTACCATCACCAAAGTCCCATTGCCAATTAGTGGTGTTTGATAAATTATTAAAGTAAACAGTAAAACCACCAATAGCGAAATTAAAATTTACTTCTGGAGTAGGAGCTACGGTAGTAACATAGCTTACGAAAGTAGAAGAGCCTCCTGAGTTGATAACTTTTAAAATAACCACATAAGTGCCTTCCGCGCTATATTTATGCAAAGGATTTTTAGCAGTTGAAAAAGTACCATCACCAAAGTCCCAAACTATAACATCTATGCTTCCAATACTTTCATTAATAAATTGAACATTAAAACCCTCATAACTTACAAAATCAAAGCGGGCGGTTGGTGGTGCGACTGATGCTATTATAGGATCAAAAGGAAAACTACCATTACCATCACCTTCTGGTAAAGGTATGCTCAAAGAAGATTTATCACTTGACCGACTAACTAAATCATATCTAACAACACTTTTTATAATAGCCTTACCATCAGCATCAATAGCTATCGGAGTGTCATCCTCATTATATCCACCACCAAAAGTAATGTCACCTGCCATTTGCTAACCTCTCGGGTCTAACATACAGACCCCATTTATTCTGTTATCAGAAGGAGGAATTATATCCTCAACTATAGAACCACTACTATCAAAAACAAACCATTTTCTTCCCTTAACTTCTTGGTATTCCAGATCTATAAAAGGTGGGAAATTCAAAGAAGTATCATCAAATTCCGGATGAAGGACATTGCTGGTAACAAGAAGGTCATGCCTAAAATTTGATGGATATAAGTCAAAACCAACAAAGGCATTTCCTCCTGATTCTGATATAAATATTCTTGTTAACTGAGCATTGTCTTCACCAGTCGCATTTCCATTCTTATCAAAACCTATGTCTACCCAAGGACCCAAAGCATATAAATCTAAAGTAGGAATAGGCGTTCCTACATATTCCTCAGAAAGAACACTCAACCTATGTTCTCTGACGGTACTCTTATATGGTAGATCAGTTATTTTACCATTCACGCTTATTGCATATTGTATTTCCGAAGTTATTATTGTTCTTCTTATCTGAGCATGAAAATAAGCAGCCCCAAGCACTCTTAGTATTTTATATGGAAGCAATTCCGTTTCATACTCTTTATAAATAATCCTTCTAAAAACTACAATATCGAATCTCCCATGATGGACCTGTAAAGGTCTATAATCAGTTTGCCTAATCATGATAGGCCCATTATGTTCTGCTGGAATAGCTCCATCACCAAAAAGAAAAATCACATCTTGAAAGCCAGATTCCTCTACTAAAATATCAGCAACATAAAGACCTGCATTATGGATAGTGAACTCGGTATCCTTTTGCTTCCTGACGTAGGTTAATTTTCTATCTTCCGTTATACCATAAGGTAGTTTTATATCATTATTTATATATTGAAAACCAGTTACCGTAGTAAATCCGTTTCCATCAATTACTTTACCGTAAATGGTATTGGCATCTATCATGTAAACGGTATGTGTTGATTCGTCCCAAGATCTATAAAAAGTACCAGTATCTGATACAAAGCCGTAGCCTGCTTCATTGGCATCTCTAAAATTATATTTCTGCTCAGTTAAAGGTTCTGCCAATTGGGCAACTGTAGTGAAAGCCTCTGCTCTTATTAAAAACTCAATCCCCCTATAATCCGAAGTACCTCTAACTGCGCATACAATAGCAGATTCTTCCGGCTCTGAAGATGCCAAATCGATGTATTCTCGGGTAGAGTCAAATCTTTTAACATAACCCCTTCTAATTACTGGGAAAGCATCGCCAAAAGAACTCGTCCTCCATGTTTTTGCTAAAAGAATACCACTGACTGCTTCAATCAATCTATTTAGAGTTAATATGCCAAAATCATTATAAGAATCCCCTTTTGTGGTATACCTACAAACTGAGGCCTTTGGTTTTATTTTAAAAGGAGTCCTGGTTAGGGAATCATCCAATCCTAAAAAATTATAAATAAATAAACCAATATCTACTTCAAAAGCTACAAATAATTCATCCTCTAAGGTCTGGTTAGTTAGAAATCTTACTACCGTACCATCTTGTTTTTTAGCATCAATTCCGGTATCTGTTTCAGGAACCCTCAAACCAGAACCTTCTAATGGTACTGTCCTATAAGAGTAATCATCTGGATCTTCATGTGTAATTCCTCCCCAGATAATACTATACTTCCCGTCATCAGTCAAATCCCAATTATCCAAAGAAGTTCTTTCTGATAACTGACCCCTTCTTAATAAGAAATATTTTCTATTATAAGTTATAGTGTCGTCTCCAGAAAAAATAATAAATACTAAACCGCAAGGACGGGGATGGCTCTCAAAACCAACCACTCTTTTTGGTTTAAATATACCCCTGGACTCATCCCCAGTAACTTCTTCCTCATGTTCCACTACCACCCTATCACCCAATTTAAAAGCTTCACCATTGCATTCAAGATATTGAATTGGCAGGGAATAGGCCTTACTTTGTTGATTAACATCCAAATCCTGCTCAGTACTTATGGCCTCATCAAAACGCACATCACAGATATTCGAATCATCATCTAAAAAACTAACTATAGTTCCTATTCTATATTTAGAAAACCATTTCTGATGTCCTGGCTTCATCATAGTATTATAAAGCCATCCATAAGGTGACATAGCATCCGGGGAAGTCATTATACCATCAGTTAAGCCTACATAGGCTGCTTCATTAGCATCAATCCCAGCCGGACGTATAATAATGGCATGCTGTCTCTCATTCACCACTTCTACGGTACCCACTTCTCCCGAAAGACCTTCGTTAAAATCAGCACACCATGCCTCTATATTAATAGGATCTTTTCTATATTTTTCTAAAAAATCAACAGTCTTTACAAAGTTTAAACGCGTTAATTTTAATAAAGACAAATTACTGTTTTCTTTGTTAAAAAAAGAAAGAGCCTGATTATGAGCTTCGCCTTTTTCTCTGATCTCCTCTCTATCACCAGAAGCAATAGCAAAATTCAAAGCATCCACTGAATCTGAAACATTTTGAGCAGCAGCAGCTACAATAGCTTCCTGGGCGGGAATCTCTACCGTATCAAGATTATTAATAGATAATCCTAATTCTAGTATTCTTTGATTTACAAGATCCGTGTTGAATATATATTGGATTTTGTAATTACCAGAACCTAGAGATTCTAATATCAATGCCTTGCCCATTAGATTACTTTCTCCTCAATAGATATAAGAAAAGAAGTGCGGTTAAAAGATTCGTTCAATGAAGTTAAAAATCCTTTGAAAACCCCTTCTCTGGTAGATATTATAAAAGAAGTGTGATTCTCCATTAAATACTTTATCTGGTCTATTAAAAGAATGTCCGGATTGTTGATTTGTATTTCAAACTCCCTATCACCATGACTCAAACCGGTATCATAGGTAGAAACACCTCCATCCAGTGTAGCAGTTTTTGTTGTTCTCCTTGACATGGTTCCCAGTTTTATCCTGGCATTCTTATTTCTTATGATGAATGAACCAGACAAATCAAAACTTGAAGTAGCTATGGCAATCATCTCGGCTCCTAAATATTTAATAAAAATTCTTGTGCCTGGGCAGTGGCTTCTACTTGAGCAGCTTCTATTATAGCCCTTAATATTTCTTGTAAATGAGGTTCCAATCCCTCTGCTGTTACGTTAATTATTGCCTCGCCTCGATCTAATGCTTCCCTTCTTGCGTCTAAAATGTCAATCTGAGCCCTGGTCAATTCTTCCTGAAGTATTACCTGTCTTTCTCTTAAGTCAATCTCCCTATTAATCGCATTCCTTATGTCCAGAGATACTCCGGGAGCAGTACCTTCTGATAAAACTTTGAAAAGATTAACAATGCTATTACCAGTAGATTCAATCCCTATCTGTATAGTATCAGTCAATGCTTTGAATTTTTCAGTAGCTGCTTCTATCTGAGCAAGATCTACTTTTGTTTTCAATTCAAAAAGAGAAACCCTTTCCTTACTTTGAATTTCCTCAATACCTAACTTGAATTTAGTTAAGGCCTCTACTCTTTTGGTAAGAGCTTTTTCTGCTTCTTTATCTTTACTTATTCTTTTATCAGTCTCTTTATTAAGAGCAATAAATCCTTTAGCTGCTTCACCAGTAATTCTGGTTCCATCTTCTAAAGTAAGAAATAATTCTTTGGTAACTTCTCCAGCAGATCCAAGAGCTTCAGAATAATCACTACCTACTTTCACTACTTCGCCACCAACTACCCTCCATTCTTCTCCAAGAGCTTCAGCTAATTTAGTATTTCTTTCTAAACTCTCTGCTACTGAATCAGCACTGGATTCTATCTCCTCCCCGGTATCACTAAAAGTCTCACCAAGACCACCTATTGATTCTTCTATATTTTCATTAACCCCTAAAATAGCCCCTCCAGCTATTTCATATTTTCCGGCAACCTGATCAAAGAAAACATCCCCAGCCCTTAAAGATTCTTTAAAGCTTTCAATTGTTTCAAAACCTAATCTTTTAAAAGCAAAAGAGGCAGTTTCAATCTCTTTAGGTAATTTACTTAATTTATTTTCAGCTGCTTCGGCTTCAGCTACAAAGGCCCCAAAAGCTAAAGCAGAAGTCCCCAGAGCAATTGCAATACCTACCGGGCCGGTCAATGCCCCTAATAATAATTTTAAAGGCCCTCCTACGCCTGCTAAAGCACTTACTGCCGCACCAACTGAGGCTATTGCCGGCGCAAAGGTATTCAAAGCCAAAGCAGCCCCACCAACAGTACCTACTAATTGCTGAGTTCCATCATCCAAGTCACCATAAAACTGTATAACATCGATAATCACTCCACCAACGGTACCAAGAACAGAGAAAATACCTTCAGTAGTCTGAATAAAACTAGCACCCACATCTATTAGGTTATTAATAGCAATTGCCAAATCCTCTGGCTTACTTAAATCCAAACCATCGAATAAAGTAGAAGCCCCTTCGAATATTTCCTCAAGAGCTCTCACAATGGGAGAAAAGTCAACATCTTCCCAGGCTTCCGGAAGGGCCAAAGCTATTCCCTTAAGAACTCCTTCCAGTTTTACTAACTGAGGAGTAATAGCCTCAATAAAAGGATCTAATCCACCACTCACTACTAACTCAGAAAAAGCTTGCTCAATTTCTCTTATTCCTACAATGGCCCCGGCAAGTTCCGGTTTAAACCTATCTCCTATATTTCTCGTGAGTATATTAAATGCTTCCCCGGCTTTATCAATTTGCTTCTCTGTTGCTGCTATTCTGACATTAAATTCTTTTTGAGCTGAACCTGCTGCTGTTGTTTGATCAGAAAGTACTTTGTTTACCCCTGCTAAGTTACCCAAGGATTCCGAAAGCCTGGCGGCTTGTCTCTCTCCAGCAAGTATTGATAGGGTGGCTACTTGCTGAGTAGAATCTAATTTAGATAAAGCTTCAATGACTTCAAAAACAATGTCCCTACCTTTTCTTAATTGTCCCCCACTTGTTTCTACTGCTACTCCTAATCTTTTCAATTCATCTTTTGCCGGGCCAGTGGGAACTATTAAACTAGTAAGGGCTATTTTAAGGGCATTTCCTGCTTCAGCTCCACTGCCAAAAGTTTCGATGATAGGAGTTAAAAGAGCATTCGTTTCTTCAAAACTGAGACCCAATTTACCAGCAATAGGTGATAGCTCAGAAAATCCAATGGCCAATTGCCTAACATTGGTAGCATTCTTATTTGAAACTTCATTAAATAGATCTAAAATTCTAGAGGCATCACTTGCTTCTGCTTTATACCCTTTTAAAGAGCGTATAAGAAGATCAGTAGCTTCAACCACTTCTAATTCACTGATAACTGAAGCAGTTAAAGCATCTTCTTGTAATTTAAAAGCATCAACTACTGAAAAGCCGGCCTGTTTAATATTTGATGCTCCATTTAATATCTCAGTAGCAGATTCACCAAATTTAAGAGAAAGCCTATCAACTTGTTCAGTAAAATCTGAAGCATTCCCCTCATTCTCTGCCAATACCTTTTGAAGATCTAAAAGAGCGGATTCGAACTTTACAGATTCATTGAAAGCTTTTCCAGCAAAAGCTGCTCCAATAGCCAGAACAGCTCCTTCTAAAAGAAGAAACTTTTTAGTAACATCAGCTATAGGAGCAGATAAGTCTTCAAGGCCTTTTCCAAGACCTTCAATCGTATTTCCTGTTTTATCTGTTGCTAAGAAAAGTATTTCTACGGTCTCTTTTAAGTTCGGCATGCTTTTTCCCTTAATCTTTTTTGGTTATAATAAATTCCCCAAAGATCGATTTCAGTTACTGTTAAATAGCCCTCTGGAAATATATCTGGTCTTGTTTCAAAAAGATAGTTGCTCTTTAAATCGGCAAGAGTCATACTTGCTTGGATTCCTGGGTCTCTCCAGAGGGCTTCTGCTTTCCCATTACCTGACCTAATCCGGTAAGCTCTGTTATTTTATTAGAAAGCGAATAAAAGGCCGTGGGATAAACTTCCCCCATTTTAACTATAAGCTCCCTGGGAAGTTTGGGCTCTACCGATCCGTAAATAATAAGCTCAATCCTTCTCTGGATATCGGAATTAACTTCCTCCCCATATCCCAGTTGCTCCTTTAAAGCAGAAACTATATCCTGCTCATTCATAGTTGTTAAAGCAGTTAAAAGGCTTTCTGCTATTTTATTAGTCTTAGCGGCATCATTAGTTCTCGCCACTTCATCAGCAGTAAGTCCTCTAACTTTAAAAATAGGTTTCTCATCTTCAGGAAAAAAAGAAGAGAATTCCTTAATTTCAATTTTCTCTGTTCTTGGTTCAAATCCAGCCCTTGCAAATCCGTTCGAATCAAATCCCTTCATTTCTCTCTCCCTTATTAGCCTATAGTAAGTAGGTAGGGGAAAATACCCCTACCTACTTAAGTAAATCAATTAAGAAGCATTACCTACTGATTCCTCGCTTGATGAAATAGTACAGGCCGACTGAATAGAGTCCCCAGCAGGGAAAGTTCTACCAAGACCCAGTTTTCCATTAGCAAGAATGTAGGGGGCTTTGTTCTTATCTGGCCAAAACTTGAACCAGATAGTCTCATCCGCTTCTTTTACAATAGTATCAGTGATACCATCTTTCAGAAAAGCAGTAAATCCACCAGCACCGAGTGATTTAGAAACACTTCCTATGGTAGCCTGATAGACCTGAGTAGATCCTACCGAATGTGTGACCTCTGGTGGTACGAAATCACTGGCAAGAGGTACATCTACGAAGATTGGCTCAAAGCTCTTAACAAATACCTTTTTCGGAACTGCTCCTGTATGGATCAAAGGAAGGGCGCTGGAGAACTCAATATCCCCGGTAGAAATTTTCTCTTCCCAGACAGGAAAATCATATCTTTCTTGATGCTGATTAACTACTGCAAAGATCTCAGTGGCTAGAATAGGGGCAGCTACGTTGGAGGTGGTTCTTACCTGGGCAATCTCAACGGAATCTACGGGAATCAAAGGAGGCCCACCTGCTGCTCCTCTGGTCTCTGAAAAAGAAGTGCTGTCTGTTCCGGCAACTACCGCGATAGATCCACCGGCATTAACGGTAATAGAATTTATTATGTGAGTATCTGCTGCAACGGCTCTGGTTATTGCGGTGCCGGCTGCTGCTGATACTGCTGTTTTGACTCCAGCAAGATAGACAGATGCGGCGGCTACATCTACCTGGTCATTAGTGGCCCCTGCTTCCGGAGTAACAACTCCGCCGGTATCCAGTCCATTTGGTTTTACATCAGGAGTAAAACCTGCTTTCTGGCTAAATAAGGCCATTGTTCCTTCAAAAGTTATTTGATCACCACTGTCAGAGAATTCCTCCCAATCAAACAGGGTTTGACCGGCCTCATGTTGAAGCCTTGCATTTTCTGCTGTATTACTTTTTCCCATCTGTCTTACCTCCTTTTCTTGTTCTTCTTTCTGATTTTATTTCTTCAACTTTAATGGCCAATCCTTCTTCCACCATTTTTTCTCCAAAAGAATCCGAAACTTTGTAAACTCTTCCAGCAGTGAATACCTCTACTGACCCATCTGAGCTATTCTCTGCTTCCGTATCTCTATAAGTATTTTTAAAACTTATCTCCATAATTAAACCTCCTTTCTAGATTTACTTAAACAGTTCCTTTATCTGTTTCATAAAAGTTTTTATAAATCAAAGACCATCCCTGTAATTCTTGATCAGAATCTACTACAAAAAGTTCAGAGGTAAGTCTATAAAGATTTTCTACAAACTCAGTAGCCACATATCTTGCATAAATAGCAGAATTTACTTTATCAAGAAGATCCTCCATGTCAGCACCACGAGCCCATACCTGAACGATGATTTCCCAATCCCAGGATTCCTGTCCATACTTAAATTCAGCTCTTCTCTCTGCTCCAGAAAAAATCCATATAGCTGGTAACTTGGTATCCTGTAAATCACGGGTATCCAATTTATTCACTTCTACCGAAACAATATCTGCCGGAACCAAAGTATTAAGAGCCGTTTCATAATGACCTAAAATAGTAGTTCTTGTGCTCATAAGGTATCTCCTAAAGTTTTACTTATGGCTTTTCTATAATCGGTAGCTATTCTTTTTATATTCTTTGCTAAAATATCTTCTGGGTGCACCCTTGTTGGTACTTCCACTTCTTTTAATAACAAAAAGAAGGGCTCAATCGCTGCCTTTGATACTCTAGCCAAAATAAGATTGCCCTTTCTTGATCGAATAGGTGTTAAATCCGGGACAGCTCTTGGAGAGCTATATTTAGGTACTCCTGCTGCTGATAAAGCGGCTCCTATGGGAATAGCCAGGTAATCACTGGTAATAGGTTTTATTTTAGTTACTTGTCCCTTTTTTCCCACATGAGTTCTGGCATAAGAAGAAGCAAAGCGGGTACCGCCTTTCATTTTTTGACTATAGGCAATAGGTTTTATGGGTATAGTTAATCTTCTTAAAGATCCAGATCTTACTGCTAATCTCGTAGCAGAAGTTCCTCCCGTTAAATGATTCTTTACAATATAATTGGTCAGTTTGTCACTCTGCCTTTTTGTTTCACTCAATAAGGCATTTTCTAATTCTGGTGTAAGTTTATCCAGTTTTAGAATTAAACCATTATCTTTTATTTGTATAAAATCTGTCTCAGCCATTTTATCTCCTATCTCCTATCTTTCTATGGGGTAAGAGTGAATTTTTAACATTAGGGAGTAAATCAATTGCTTTCACATAATTTATATTTCCATCTGGGGTATTGACACCAGAAGAACCAAGATCTCTTCTTCTTTTAAAGGCATAAGCACACTGCTGAATACAAGCCTGCTTTATATCATCCGGTACTGCTAAAACACCAGCAGCCTCGGCATAACCACCTGTCCATGATATCTTGATAATCTTTGGACGGTATTTCATAGTCTCGTAAGTAAACTCAATAAGACCTTCATCTTCAAAAATATAATAATCGCTATCAGCAGTTTGAACAGAATCATCTTCCTCTATTATCGGTGCTGGGCTGGGGTTAATAGGGTAAGCCGGGAGGTAATAGTACCTCCGGCCACCAGAAAAATAATCTACTCTAGCTTCTTCCTTCAATTTTCTATTTAAAAACGTTTCTATTTGAGAACTCACATGTGGTATAATTTGATTAAACAAAGTATCGAAACCAGTACCATCTTGTTCCAAGAATGTTTTTAAATCATCAAGAGAAATTAGCTGAATAGACATTTTTTACCCTCTTTTCTTTCTTTTAGAACTTTTAACAGCTCTATCTTTTTTTGGAGAAGCTACCGCCTCGTTTTCTGTATCGGGATCTTCCTCTTCCTCTTCTTCCTCTCCTACTTCTACTTCTTCAGAAGAATCTTCTTTTTCGTCATCCTTACTATCTTCTTCCAAGGTCACCTCTTCTACCGAATCCTCTGGTTTATCTGAAGACTCTTGTTTCTGGGAATCTTTCAGAACTTCCACTTTCCACTTTTGAGAATTAACCTCTTCAGGAGTAGCATCTGCGATAATACTACCATCACCAACAGAAATACCATTACTACGAAAGAACTGATAACCTTTTCTTACTTTTACTCTCATTTTTCTCTCCCTTCTTTTTATCTTGTTTATAAAAAAGAGAGGGGCTTATCTCATCCCCTCTCTTTTAGGGACTTTATACTATCTTAATAAAACTTAAACAGCCGGCAAAATGTTAGACTGGGCCAGAGCACAAGTTGCCGCCTTAAGTAACGTTGGAGATGATCCACCTGTAAAGGTAACCGTAGAGGAAAGACGAAGATACCTTTTTCTGCTTCTCAAATCCATGTTAAGCTCGTTCTCCTGACCAGCAGCAGGATCTTGAACTGCCAGAGTAGCGCCAGTAACGGCAGCAGCATCAGACAAATCAGAAGCATCCCCTTCTTCGATGATAACAGCATCATCTACCTGGGTAGGGCTTCCTCCTGTGGCTCCGTAGAGCATGGCAAAAACACAGCTATCGAATCCAAGAGTATCGATGATGTTACCAGCATCCAAGGTGCCGGAATCACTCTGAGGATCAAGAGCATTTAATACTTTAATTTCTCCACCTGCTTCTTTCATAATTTACTCCTTCCTTTTATCTATTAAAAATTTGATTAACCGGGGATTAATATTAATCCCCGGTTAATAGGTTAATTAAACAGTTTCAGCATCATTTACCAAACAGAAGCTTTTCGCATGCCTGAGGGCAATATCAACTTCCTGAATTACTCTGATCCAGGTCTGTACCTTCTGGAAAGCATCAGAGGTTTCGCTGGAAGCCATGAACTCAAGACCTCCCCACTGACCAATAATGAGTTCCTGCCAGTTACCAAGGTAAACTTCAGAAAGATTGGTACCACCACCCTTTGCAAGATTTGTTGGAATCTGGCTGGTAGCAGAAAGAGGATAACCAAGCTGCTCGGCAAGAGCTGCATCGGACATGATCGGATTGAAAATATACTCACCATCTGTCTGAGCAGAATACTGAGCAATCCTGATCCTCTTCAGCTTTCTTTTTACCTTACCATGCATGATGTAACCAATACGACCATCAAGGGCATTCTCATCTTCCAGCTTACCTTCCATATCGGAAGCAACGTCCCAATCAAAAAGACCGCCGTTCGCGCCGATGGCCACCGTATTGATTCCTGGAGTATTTGCGATACCCATTGGCTGATTGGCAGAACCAGATCCACGAAGAGCAGCAAGGTCAATTGCAAGGGCAATAACCTGGGCAAGATCCCTTCTTACCATCGCTTCACCTGAAGGATTGGAAAGATTCATGAACCTGTTAGACATCTTCACCATTGCGGCTACCTGCTTGGGAGTCAAATTGAGCTGACCAAAAGCTTGCTGACTTTCAGTAATATCAGCATTCTCTCCTACCCAATAGGCAGTTGCTCCACCATCCTGTCTTGGAATCTCAACAGGAGAACCTACCAGCCCATCAAGGACGGTAGCACCCATTCCAATTACAACAGATTTCGCTCTGAGGATTTCGATGATTTCAGCAATATACTGGCTGGGAACGATATAACCGCCAGCAGACCCGGTTCCAGTCTCAAGAGCCCTCTTTCTGGTCTGATCGAAAACTTCCTTCTCAAAACCAGACTTATCCCAGTCATTTGTAGCAATGCCGTAGAAAGCCTTGAGGAAAGAAAACTGCTCCTTACCTTCATCAACACCGGGAAGATCAATCAGCTTGCTATGCTTCTGCTTGATACTTGTTTCTATAGCAGCAAGTCTGGTCTCCAGCTCCTCGATCTTATCAAGAGCCTTCATCTTCTCTTCCATTGTAGTTTTTTGATCCCCCAGCATCTTCTCTGTTGCCTGAATTGCTGCCAGAATTTCTGCAATTTTATCCATTTATTAAATCCTCCTTTATTTTTTGTTTAGTTAAGGTTTATGTATTAATAGTATTTTTGATATTTATTCCAAATCGTCTTTTGAGTAGATATATGCTCGCTTAAGGCTACCAATAAAGGTATATGCTCTTTTTCGGCTACCTATTCTCCTGAGATCTTGGAATTCATATCATTAATACCGTCCAATATTTTTTCAAATTGTCCTTCTACTTCTTTTTTAGTATCCTCCTTATCCAGTATTTCAACTTCCAAATCATGTACCACCGATTTAAGAGCTTCAATTTCTGAGACAAAGCCTTTTACTTTATCCTCAAAATCTTTGTTCATTTTTAAAGACATATCTTCGAAGGTCTTTACTGCCTCTTTAATAATGGAGTCTATCTGGGCTATTCCTTTTTCAACAGAATCCTCTACTTGATCCAAAGTAAGAGAACTTACTGTATCTTCTATTCCAGAAAGATTTTTTATCAAAGCAAGGGCTGTGTCTCCATCTTTGCAGCCAGAAACAACATCCTCCATACTCTCATAAAGTTTAAACTCGGGTACCTCTTTATCAAATTCTTTGTAATGTTTGGAAAGATGGTTGTATATTCCTTTTCTATCAGCTTCGGGAACATCCACCCCGTCTCTGGCACCAAGGAGGGCTCCCATAGCAGCAGCCGTTCCTCTCCAATGAGTTTTAAGCTCGCCATCCACTACATCATGATGGGGAAGTTTATAAGCCCCGAAGTTCTTAGAATCTTCAGAATCAACCCAGGTAAATCCTTTAGAATATTTAGACCAATCAATGTTGTCCTTATCAGGTCCTCCTGCCCAAAGTCTCATTCTTCTAGATGCTCTTGCTCCATTCCAAGAAGCTCCTTCATCCATGAGGGAATAGCTCTTAAAAGGTATGACCCCCTTAACCTCTTTATCAACTTTACCTTCTTCCTCAGATTTCCCCTCTATATCGGTATCAAGCTCTTCCCCTTCGTCTGATACCTCTTCTTCATTATCTGCCTGAGTATCGACGTTCTTTTCGCTTGTATTCGGGATTTCTTCACCTTGATCAGAGCCCTCTTCCGAATCTTGGGCCGTCTTCTCAGATTTCCCCTCTACCTCAAGATCTTCTTCAATCAGCTCTTCCCCATTAAGAGATCTTACTTTATTCAAAATGGTATCAAGACCTTCTTCCTGTTTTTTATCCCCTGACCACTCAAATCCTTTTGTCACAGTATCAGCATCTTCTGTTTCAAAGAACTTTTTAAACTTCTCAAGATTCTCTGTTACCTTCGAATAGATATCTTTAAGTATTGGATCTTCCTGGATCTCTTTGCTATCCAATCCTTTTTGAAGACCATTAGCATTTGCAGGTACAAGAACCTGACTATTCTCAAGAAGCTCTACCTCGGTGTAAATTAATCTAATATCCTGCATCTGCTTTTTACTATAACCAAGTTCCTTGGCTAAATCTTCGAATCCATCATCTCCTTTTCTCAGCCAGCTATGAGGAATAAACCCTACTGAATAAGCAGCAATGCCTTCTTCTGCTAAAAAGAATCCCCAATCTGCTTCCGGATTACCCTTGCCAACAAAATATTGCATCTTGGCTTCAAGCTCTCCATTGGAATTAACGCCAATCTTCTTTGACTTACCGATCTGATTAAGAAGATTATAATAATTGTGAGACGAAAGAAGTACCGGATGCTTTTTATAATTCCCCAATCTCTTTGTCCAAGCTTTGGGGTGAATAACTTCTCTGTATCTATCAATACTGGCATCAGACATAGTAACGTCAACTGTAAACTCCTCAGAGTCTACGCTCCTCACCTTTCCCATAAAGATTCTTTTCTGCTTATCCATTAAATACCTCCTCTTCAATTCTTAATTTTTTAATGACTCAGTTCCGAAATAAAATAGTTCAATCCTTCTTTATATTTTTTACTATTCTTATCATAAACAAAATACCTATTTCCCATAATAATGACTTCTACTGGTTTAGAGAAATCCGGAAGCTCGCATTGCCCTATGTAAGTATTTCCCAGATCATATAGTTTTACTTTCTGCATCTTTACTTAAACAATCTCCTTTGTTTAGGACTCAGGTCTTTTTTACATGACCAGCAAGTAGAATCACTTTTTCTAATAAAAGCATTACAATGCGGGCAATGCTCTTCGGTCTCTTTTGAAAAGGTATTGGTGAAGCCTCTTCTGAAATTGTTATTAACCGGCATTTGATTGCATGGAAAATCTTTATCCATTATTCGCCTCCTCTAATTCTACAAAATCCGCTACTTTATCATGAGCCTGGCTAAGCAGGTTAATCGCATCGGTAAGCAATGGATGAGCCCCCGCCCCTTCGACTGCTTCCATTGCTTTCCTTATTGCTTTTTCAGCAGGAGTGTACAAATCCATTCTATCTCTCCTTGGTATTCCATCAATCATCTTCATTTGTTTTTTACCTCATTATTTTGTTATTTATTAATTCATCGTTATAACTAATAAACTCAACAAAATCTAAATCCACTTTTGCTATCATTGATTCAATAAGAATCAAGGCTATGGTAGTACCATTAATAGAGCCAAATCCTATAAAGACACCTTCTTCGATTTCCCCACTCGCGTATACCGGATCTTTAATAACGCATTTTGTTCCTTCTGGTATTAATTGACTTTTAAGCATTTATCTCACCACCGGTAAAGTTATGCATCTACAATTTATTACTTCAGCAGCAGGAGCACCCATATCAGTTGGGTACTTCAAAGGAGAAAGCTGGCCTACCCTTATTCCTTTTACATACCTAAACTTTTTACCTATCTCTGCTACTGCTCCATGCAGATCATCATGGGTATCCCTAACATGCTCATCCAATGCTGTAAACCATTCATGCTCGGTTACTCCCTGTTTAAGCATATTTTCAAATCGGCCGGCATTAATCATAGAAGCTGATTCAGTTCTTGCTATGGTGGTAGCTCTACTTATTGCAAAGTTATAAACACCTTTTACCCTATCTGATAACTGGGCCACTGTTTCCCCGGCGGCTATTCCTTCCGTTAAAGTAGTTCTTAACCCGTTCTCTACCGTGGTTAACATTTCAGGTGTTATCTTTGTTATTCTAATTTCCTGATACTTAAGAAAACTTGGATCTAATGGCTCGAAAGTAAAATCAACATCAAGCTCGTCCGCTATCATCTCAGCCCCTACCTGCATTGCCACCGAATATAATGGCAATAAGGCCTTCTCTGCTTCTTTTAATTCTTTCTGCTTATCAAAAACATCATCTGTCAGGGCTCTTACTATTCCTGGGGTATAGTCCTTTTTAAAATAGTCATTAAGATTAGTAAGAACCCTTACCCTCTGCTCCATAAAGTATCTTCTTATCTTGCTCTTAAATTTCAACTCAATAGGTAGCTGCTTATCAAGGAATTGTTTCCATAGCAACTTTTCCTTTTCAGTGGGTTCCCTCTCTTCTTGTTTGGACTCAATAAGTTTGGTTGGCTCTTCCTTTACTTTGATCTCTTTAAATTCAGCAGGAATAGATGTTAGTTTTTTATTACTTCTAAAAGCTATCGATTTTTCCTCTTCTGTTTCCTGTTCGGAACTGCTGCCAATCGGTAAAGTGTTTGCTGGAAGAAAACCAACATCTCCCCAGGCAACCTCCTCCATACCAAGATCAAGTCTTTTATTTATGGCATTAAGGGGGTATCCCATTTTGAAAAGCTTCTCTGCATTATCTACTTTATCCGTAAAGCCTTCTTTAAGAGCAGATACCCCGCTGATATCAAACTCACCCCATACATTACCAGCATCAATAAATTTCAAAAACTTGGAGGTAATCACTCCCTGCAAATAGGATTGCCTGGGAAGCAAGGTTCCTTCCCAGAAAGCTTTCATGGCTGCTTCCTGTCCTTCAAAACTTTTAACATCCTCAAAGAATCCCAATACTACATCATTTGTTCCGTAGGCAGTGAAGATCTCTTTCTTATTCATTTTCTTGGATTCAATAAAATCCATGTCCTTCTGTGAGAGCTTTGTTTCTTTAAACTTTCCACCATTCTCCAGAAGACCTATCCGGTGAGCCCTGGTCACTCCCTGATGCCTGTCATTTATATAATTCAGTAATCTGGAAAACTGGCTATCAGTGAGAGATTTATCTAATTCTACAAAACCACTTATAGCAGCACCTTCTTTAAAGAAAGTTCTGTTATACACATTGGCAAAGTAATCTTGATCAGCTATTACGGCAATTGATCGATAAGGAGCTATTCCCCTGAGCGGATTATCTGGATTAAAATACTTATAATGAACTATCTCATGTAACTGAAAAGGTATCTTTGTTTTTCCATTACTGTATACCCATCCTATCAATTCTGTTTTCTCTTTATTAAAAGCCGGCTGCATTCTAAGAGGATCTATGACAAGGATCTGTTCCGGAATAGCTGCAACATGGGGCCTTTCTATTACCCAAAAAGCTTCGCCCCTCAAGTCAAGGTAGGTCTGGGTAGCTTCCCATAATTGTTCAGAGGTTAAATGTGAGTTAGGATTATCAAATAAATCTACTAATTCCCCTTCTGTTATTTCCACCTTTTCATCATCATTGCCCTTGGTATAAAATTTAAAAGGTGTTCCGGATATATTAGTAGATATTTTCTTTACTGAAGCATATACCCAGACAGATTGAGAGTAAGGTTGAGTTATTCCCTGGGAAGCTCCCGCCAACTGACTAAATGATTTCCAAAAGGATTCGTCCCCGGCTAAGTGGGTAGGGCCGGCTTTCTTTTCATAACCAAAAGCTCCTGCAATCCTACTTCCTATTCCTGTAAATAAACTCAATCTAATACCTCCTTAATAATAACTGCTATCATAGCCATCTGATTCTGAAATCCGCTCTCTTACCTATATGAGTGTAATAAGCATATCTTCTTCCATCCATCAGATGGTCATTAAATTTGACCGGGGTATCCAATACTCTTCCGTTCTTATCTTCCTTCCATGAATAGCCCCTAACTTCTTTAATTAGATTAAAACTGCCTTTGAGTATTTTACAAGGAAGGGTTTTTACAAAATCAATTCCATCATTAACTGATTTATCAGCAGGAATTATATTGAAGCCGGCTCTTCTTATTTCCTCTATTCTGTCTGGTTCAGCAGCATCAGCGTAGATAGAATCATTTTTATCTTCAATTAGGCCTTCAAGCTTTCCTATTAAATCCTTTGTAGTATGCTCTGCTTCATAAAACAATTCCTCTTCATAAGGGACTTTATCACATATGGATATCTTAACCAGAGCAGAAGGATTATTAAAACCAAAGTCCAAGCCATAGATTACTTCATCCACATTATCAGGGACTTTATCAACCAACTCCCAATTAGAATAAATAATGTTATCTAATTTACCCCATCTACCAAGACCATAAATCTTCCATTTATTAGGGTCAATTTCTTTTAGGCTTTCAAGAAGATCTATATAGGCAGGATCAAGATATGGATTGTCTTTATAAGTAGAATGGATATCATCTACCCCATCCATAACATCCAGTACTTTTTCTTTTAACCAATGAAATTCATCAGTAGGATTGAAGCAGGCAAATAGTTGATTTATCGGATCTCCCTTAGCTACCTTGGAAGACATTCTTAATCTTAACTGTTGGAAGTCTTCATAGGTAAACTCGGTGGCTTCCTCCAGCATTATATCATTCCAGTCAGTACTTTGACCGCACCACATAACTCTACCATCGTATCTAGTCATTATGGTGTGGTAAGGTGGTACTGTTGGGCAATAAACCTTCCCGGAATAAGACCATCTTTTTATCTTACTAACGCTTATTTTTTCTCTGGTAGTAATGCTTATATTCCAAGCTTGTTTTGCCTTTTCAAACTGTTTTGATTTTGGCAAAGTATAAATTGTAGGAACTAGGCCTAATTTTATAGCTACCTCACATACATCATCCCGAAGTTGTGGCGATGCGGTACTATAGCAAATTCTACCAGACACATGTCGATAACCATCACCATCTACAAGTGCTTCAAATAAATGTCTTAGTAGAGATGGATGTAAATCTAATATATCTCTTGGAATATATTTTTCATAACTGAGGCCGAACTGTTTTACATAATTAGCAAGATCTTTACTATAAAAAGAAAACCTTTTAAATTTTTCACCATCTACTAATTTTATAGGGAAATCTTTTAAATCTCTTTTTATTTTTTCCCTACCTTTTTCGTTATGCTGAGAAAGAATGACAGTATTATTGCTTAACTCACAACTACCTTCAGTCAAGTACCATCCTAAAAATCTCAACCAAGGAATGATTGGGAATTTAACAGGTTTCTTTCCCCAGTTATTATTTTTCTTTTTATCCCAGGGTATTCTTGGTATCTCAAAATTATTAATAATTTTTCCAGTATCCCAATTACCCTTTTGTGGAACATAAAAGAAAGAAGGTAGGTTTTCTGCTTTTACAAATCTGTAATTCTTTTTTCTTTTGGTAGATATCAGCATATGGTGTTCCGGTGTTACAGCAAATCCAGCATAGCTTTTACCATCTCCTGTTTCCGAGGCAGGGCTGATAAGATCACCATCATAATCATATTCATGCATCTCGGAAACTTCTTTGTATTCGACTTTTAAAGTATCTGGGTTTATAGATGCTACCCTCATTCCTTTTTTTAATTCAGTAATAGAAAGAAATCCTTTATCAGTCATCACCTCCGTGTTGGGATGATAGCATTTTATTTTTTCCGGATCATCAAGAGAACCAAAATGCATCCAGTTATCTTTATAATAATAATCCAGGGTCATCTTCTCTTCCTTGAGATGATGAGTTGCTCCCCAATTACCCCAAATTTCTTTGAAGACTTTATGAGTGGATAATTTTAATGATGGTAAGGTTTTTCTTAATATCAGTATCTTCCTCTTTCTTGCCTGAAGAAGTCTGCTTGATAGCAACTGACTGACCGAGTATGATTTAGTGGAACGGGCTCCCCCTCTATTAAATATGATAGGGGCCTCTGATTCCGCATTCCTGTAAAATACTCTAGTGGCTTCTACTTCGATTGACAATAATGCCTCCATAGCATTAAAAGTTTTATTTCCTGACCGGTCATTGAACCTTTATATATTGTCAATATTATTTATTCTTTTATTTACCCAATCCCAATCAATAGGCTAATACACTGTAGCATTGAATGGTTGTTCTGCTTTTCTATCTCCACATCTTTGACACTCACTATATGTTGTAAAACCATTTGAAAGAGTATCATTTATTTTCCAATTATGAATAATGCATTTTTTCATAACTTTTTTAATCTTAGCTATCGGTACCAATATCCACATTTACTACTCCTCATCTTCCTTCTTGGGTTTTGCCGGTACAATTTTAATATTGATAGGCTGGTCTGATACCCCGGCTAATTCACTCCTTACTACATAACCTCTTTTCTTTCCTATCCTATCTAAATGGTATTTGACTGCATCAAGGTTACCAGCTTTGATCTTACTTACTAATTTTGATTCTGATAAATCAATTAGTCCCTCCCTGGCTTGCTCTCTTACTTCTTCCAGTTCCGGATATCTTGCTATATAATGGATAACTGTTTGGTAAGTACATTTCAATCTCTTAGCAGCATAAGTAACCAGTCCATCAGTCTTCCTCAAAGCCTCTGCTACTTCATCCAGAGAATACCGGTCATGCTCATTCTGTCCTGCTGCATGTCTTTTCCTTGTACGTCTTAATCTAGGTGGCATTTCCTTTTTCGCATCCTTCCTTGAGCGTATAACACCCCTTTTCCTACTTTTTTCCTACTTTTCTCTATCCTTTTATCTCTTATTACCTATATAACCTTTAATTTATTAATAACTAATATATAAATTATTCTCTATATATTAATCAATCAATTTTTTACATTATATTATTTAACCTTTTATTTATTTTCTTTTTTAATTAGTATAAAAAATAATCTATTCTATCTCTTATTTTATGGATATTCCTTGATAATTCTTATTTTTATTTTTATCCGTTATATTCACTATTAAACCCACTATTCAAACTTATATTATTTAAGCAATAAAAAACCCTTTCCAATACCAAGGAAAGGGTTTAGTAATTACTTTAATTTAATTATATCTTATGAGGACAAATAAAGACTTTTGTTATTTTACTCATACCTCCTCATACCCCCATTCGATTAAATCCATCAATGTGTTGTAGATGTATTCAGACTGTTCTCTGTTTTCGCTCAACTCCTCCCATGCGTCCGTATCAACCTCAATTTGCATTTCATTACGAACGCCTTTCATGCACGCCCAAACCTTTATTTTTACAACAATCGGCTCATAGAGTCTGCATTCTTCCGGATAGTCACTATTTATGCATTTACTGTCTTCGTGGTAGTTCCATTTTATACATTTCCTATTCCCGCACTTCTTTCCATTTCCTTTCATTTATTCCCTCCTTAAGTCTCTAATTGCCATGTTATTTTTAACTCTTCTGGCCCGCAGTCCCAGCAATCCGCCCATATGACGTGATCTGGGACATCCCCATAATCATTATTGACCATATTGTGTAATAAGTCTTTTTCGTTTTGTGTTAGAGACTCTTCATTGTCTGCTGGTATAGGTTCCGGCACTTTCATCCCTTTATATTTATTTTGAGTCGTTATATTCTGGGAGAGGTATACAGTGATAACATTTTACGCAATACAAATGCCCTCCAAAATGCCTCCCTGATGGGGTAAACCCATAGCCAACTTCCCATTTATGCTTACATCTCTCTTTCATCCCTCCACCTCCTTTATTCTTAATATGCCACCGAAAGGCAGCTTCATTCCATTTTCCTCTTTAAGTCTCATTTTTGCTATATCAAGTATAATACAAATATCCTCCCATGTAGCAGGCCGTGTTGTCTCTCCGGTGCCTTCACAATCAGCGCATATAACATCTACATACCAATCATATTTACCTTTACCTCCGCACTCTCTGCACTTCCCCACATGCTCTATCATGTCTATGCTGGGGAGAAGGGATAGGATTTTGTCGGTAACTTTCCTAGGCAATGTATATCTGCATGTTTCTTGAATTTGTATATACTCAAGGTGTATTATCTCTTCTATCTTCTCTCTAATCTCGCTCATGATCTGTCTCCTTAATGGCATTTATCTGTCAATTGCTCTTGCATCCTTTTACGCGTTTCGTCTGATACGCCACTGCACATAGGACAGTCATTTTTAGGGTGCTTGATGTTTTTCATTTCACGCCTTAATCGTTTATTCTCCGCTTTCAGTTTATTGACAAGCTTGTGTTTCACTTCTCCCTCCCTCTTAGATAGTTATATACTTCAATAGGAAATACTTCGGGGTTGATAAGATATGATTTTATCATTCCATAACTCTTTGAGTTCTCCCAATCGCACAATTTCCAGTGTTCAAATTCTGGGTACCACCAATTCTCACCCTTTGCCCAATTAAGAAGAATAAAGAAGCCTTCGGGGGAGAAGAAATCTCTTTGCTTTTTATCTTTGTTCTCATACCCACAATCCCAGCAACCATATTTGCCAAACCCAATTGGCCTGTATTTATGCCAACAAAGCCCCATTGCCTCAGTTAAATACCGGTTAATCTCTTCTTTGTTTATCTCTTCTATCACTGGGCCTCCGGTTATCTCTTAATAACTTACTTATTACCCCATACTCATCTTTGCTGTGCAACAACAATTCACTTATAAAATATCCCTTGTTACTTGGTACAGGCTTCATACAACTAATGATAATATCCAAATATTTCTTATATTTTGATTCTTCAGATTGACTGTGTGTTAAGACACAAGTTTCTTTTTCTAGTGCCTCAATCCTCTCAGCAGCTTTATAAAAAATATCACTACCCATTAATGATCCATTTTCATTTGCTTCAATTAACCTTTTTACCAATTCGTTTGCCATAATCCCATCCTCCCTAACCATTTTCTAGCCACACTGCTTAACTTTGATAATTCCTCTATTGCTTCTGCCTCTTCTTTGATTGGATTCCCCATGATAACCCCCTGGTTAAGGTTTTAACTATCCGTTTCCCTATCTTCAAAATCAATGAACTCAGAACACTTTTTGGTGTCCCATCTCAATTTGCAATGATTGTCTTCTTTTTCATCAAAATGTTTACAGTCCATATTCCAACATTCTTTTATATCTTCCTTCCAATCCTTCTTAACCATCATCTTTCCCCTTTCCGTGTAGCCGCCTGTGATACCTACTAGTCCCTTCCCTTCTTTGCTCTTTCCAGAACGGCAATAAACCCCTCTTGTTTTTCAGGCATTGCTAAGTATCCCCTCAAGCATTTATTCACAAAATGGAGAGCAAGTCTAGCTTGAGATTCGCTCATTCCGCAAATAATTTTAGTCGCCTTTTCAAATCTCTCTTTATCTTGTTTGCGTAAAACTGGCATTATGTCTTTTATTCCCTTTAACGCTTTATCACTCATCACTCTCCCCTTTCTTATCCCTTAAATATTTATACCAACTGTCAAGTAATCCTTGCTCGTTCAGCCATAGTAAACATTTTACATGAGTTCTGGCTATTGCCGGGGGCTTCTGTTCTCCGCGCTCCCACTTTACCCATGTCATTCTGTGTATGCCGCATAAGTCAGCCATTTTTTGTTGGGTGAGGCCCAGCGTTTGCCGAGCCTCTTTGAAATTATTGTCTTTCATAGTCTTTTATAAACTCTTTTTTTGTTCTTCCGTTCAGTTTCCCGATAAAAACATAAGCTTTTTGCCTTTTGTCATACTCGTACACGCTATCATATTGGTCAAACCTATACTTTTCCATTAGAACATCTCCTTTATCATTTTGTCAGTATCGAATTTCATATAATTATTTTCACGAAATGCTTCGCATAATTCCTTGTTTACGGTGACTTTTACGTCTACGCTTGAAGAGTTGTAAGCGCCGTTATCATCGTCATATTTAGCATGTTTTACTATAACTGCTTTTTTATTTGAGTAATCTTTTTCACATAAAACAACTATACTTCTCGGAGTATGCCCGTTTAATTCTGTTTCTATTTCGAATTTCTCGCCTTTCTGTGTAAGAACTATGGTACAATTCCCTTTCTTGCTGTAGCCTATAGAATAAAAATGATACCTCATTCCTTTTCCTCCGTATTGGTGAATATAACCATATCAGTTGAATTAGAATCCAAAGCTGCTATTACTGTATTGGTATCACTATACAAATTTATTACATTATCACCAGCAACAGATGAAAAAAGAACTTCAAATCCATAAGATTTAATTACTTTTCTTGCCTGCTCCTCTGATCTCACATTACTAATTAATTCCATTATCTGATACCTCCTACCAAACCCTTCCGGAAAAACTAAGGGATTCGTTATTAAATTTATTTACCAAAGAATTGGCAGCGGAATAATTCAATTTAGAAATAACAAGAACTTCCTTATTAGTAGAAAGCTCTTTAATGATTACTGGATAGTCAGTTCTCTTTGTGTCCGCCATAGGACGAGAAGCTAAATACCTAATTCCTTTTTCCAGTGTTATTCTGTGTTTTCCTATCATTTTTGTTTTCATTTTCTCCCCCTTTTATAAATACAAGTCCATTTCTTCGTCTGTCATGTCTTCTTTTACCGAGATAACAGAGTTTAATTCATTGTGACTTGTTTTTTGCTCGTAATCATCGCAGTTTCCATTATCAAGCTCCCACTCCTCAACTTCTAACGCACATGAACCCCTTAACCACGATTTGCAATTTTCGCACTGTCTTACTGTTTTCATGTTCCTTCTCCTTGGTTTAGGTTTCTCTTAACTCTTAAATATATTATATTATATTAGGAAACCCAATGCAAGGGGAAAATACATTTATTTTAAAAATAATTTAAAAATAAAAAAGCCCTTCAGTTGAAGGGCTTTTACTATAAACATGATAATCAAATACAGTCATTAAAGAGCGACTCTTTTCAAAACAGACTCCAGCCTGCTTTTTATAGCTAATATATTAGAATCAAAAGAAATAAAAGCACTAGCTATACTACATAACCCGGTTGTTGGTGTCTCTCCCTCCAACCTGTTAATTGGCTCATTATCCTCTGGGCAGAGAATTGGTTCAATAATTTCAATAAAATCAAATACAAGGGAAGACATATCTTTTAAATCTTCCTCTAACCTGGTCATAGCATCATGTATCTGGCCTCTTGGAAAAGCAGATTCAGCTTCTATTGCTTGGAGTGCCTTGGCTTCCATACATCTGCAATTAATATGAGCCATTCGACTCGGGGAAGCTGCCTCCCCACTTTCCTCTTTTTTCTTTCTATTCCTATTTGTCATTTAGTCCCTCCTTATTAATTAATAAACAATGTCATCAAAAATCAAAGGAATTTTTCTTTTGAATTCTTCAAACATTGGCTTGGCTATTTCTCTCATCTGAGGATGAGCAGCTTTCGCAGTTCTTTGCTGGAAAAAGTTTCTCCATGATCTGAAATTAGCTGTCATGATTATTTCAGTTTTCAAAGAATTAGGAAGAACGGATCTTGCTTCCTGGGGAGAGGCTCCATATCCCAAAAGCTTAAGATAGGCCTTCTCGCAATTATGCATAGCCTCCATCCAAGCCATCCTCTGCTTCTCCCTATAATTTCTTTCTGCCTCATTCCCACAATCTGCTTCCCAGAAAAAAGGTCTTATGACCGTAATCTCTGCACCGTGTTTACCTTTACTATAATTACAATAACGGGTACTTTCTTGAGAATAAGAAGCTATACGATGCCTTACGATCTCATGGGAAATCCCCCTATCACAGATAATTCTGACGGTCACATTGCAATGCTCTATCACAGAATGATGCCCAGTGCGTAAAATCTGCTTATCAAGAAAATCCATTTTTTCTTCAAATGTCATTTCTTTTTCTGACTTATAACAATTTCTGGCTGCTAAATTGAGGAGATTTATTATCTCCTCCTCTGAATCTATTCTCAGTATTTCAAACCCAGGTTCAACTATCTTCATATCTTTATTTTACCCCCTTATTCATTTTATTTATAAAATCGAATATACGATCTACTTTAATAGAAAGAGCCGGTATGTCCCGGTCATTATGGATTGAGAAATCCGGTATAACTTTTTCCTGCTCTATCTCGGAAACATGTCCGGCATTATACTCAATAGGTTGGCCACTGTCTCTGATTATCCTAATAAGTACTCCTCCGTTTTTCTTAATATAAGCAGCCTCATTAGCATACCTAACATCAGAAATCACCAAATCACCTTTTTCTTTGGTATTCTCAGTCAACTTTTCTATCCATATATTCTTACCAAACTCCTCACGACAACCATCACCTATACCCTGAAGAACTCTTCTGGAAAGATGGGTTTTCTTTCCATACAACTCTTCTTTTGGTATATGAAAATGCTTTTCAACAAAATCCTTAACCGGATCAGCGAAAGCTACTTTCTCAAAAGAATAATTATTTACTAAATAATCAGCAACCGTATCTTTCCCGGATCTTGCTTTTCCCATTAACCCTATCAACATTTTTCCCACTAAGACCTCCTCACTCTTTTTGTAATCTTATTTCTTCTAACCCTCCCCCCTCCCTCCCTCCTCACTCTGCTTATTTCAGATCTCTTCTCTCTTTTTATTCTAAAAACACTCATATCCGGTTCTCTTACTCCATTCTCAAGAGCATACTCTGCTTCCAGATAAATTGACCTAATAGCTTTAAGAACCAATTCTTTATCCTCTTTTTTATCAGAATGTCTCTTATTGAAACGAATAACATGAGGGGAATTATCGTCCAGACAACTCATGGTTCTTTTATTCAAAGGAAGAGCCCCGGAATCTTTAATCCACAGAGCAATCAAAGGACATTTCATACAATCACCATCTGCTACAACGCATAAGGGATTTCTGTCATCACTTCCTATAGAAACATCGATTCCATACTTTTCCCATCCTGGCCATTCATTAGGAAGGGCCTTTGGATTTTTCTCCAACCATCTATAATGCTCAGCAGTAATAATCAAGGCCTTTTTAGTTGTCATTTTTGTTTTCATTTCCTCTTCCTTACTATGCGAATAGCTTATTTGGAAACTTCCTTTTTACCCATTTTATTTTTTTCTTTATACTTAAAACTATGACAGGCGATGACTCTTTTAGCAAGCTTACCTGTTAAACTAGGAAATCTTACTTTGGCTAAAGTAGGGAAAAGACCAGCATCAAATAATGTGGCGCACTTATTATCCACAAAATTAGTACATTGAGGACAAGGATCTGGGTGCTTCATCTCAAGAATTCTTTCTTGGAATAATTTCTCAAATCCCTTTTCAGTCACTATCTTATTTTTTACCAAAAGGTCAACAAGAACCCTCACCATCGAAGCAAGCTCTTGTCCCTCAGATATCTTCATGAAGGTAGATAAAGCAGTCTCTTTAGTAATTGGTGACTTCCCTTTAAGCTCTACCTCTCTTTTCTTTTTATGATAATTCTTAATAGCAGCCTTCTGCATTCTCCTTATCTTTTTCAAAGCAACTTCAGCACGAGCATGTGATTTAGAAGAGGCTGGTAGGTTTGGATTTTTTATAATATCCAAATCCTCTTTACTAAAATTAAATCTGGCATCTGTTATAACTTTTTCCAATAAAGAAAAATCCTCATCTGTGAAATTCCTGGTTATGTTATTATCCTTCTTAGTCTTTTTTCTTTTCATTCTTATCCTCCAAATTTATTATTTTATTTTCTTGAAACACTAAAGAACGCATGTCCTCCAAATGATATTTTACAGCAGATAGTTCGTTTTCCAATATGGGCTCCCCCTCTGCTTTAATACCCAAATTATGTAACTCGGTTGCCATTGCTTTGAGAAAAGGCTTGGCCATTCCTCCAAAAATACTAAAGGTGGGTTTTTCAATAATGTGTCCATCCGGGTAAACCTTATAAGTGCCTTTACTTAAATTAGTACAGAGAGAGCGTCTGCCAAAAAGAAAAGACCCATACCCACTTATACTAATTACCCAAATCTCTTTCATTGTTTTCCTCCTTATACCCCTACTCACATCATTTAATCTTTCTTTCCAATACTCTTCAGACATTTATCCCACCTTTATTCGATTTCAATCCTACTCCCCTCCTCATCCTTAACCACTTTTATAAAACCATCAAAACCACCAAAAGTGTGAAAATCTCTATGGTCTATCATAAACAACTTCTTTCCGGTATCCCTGGCCCGGTCATAAAGGATCTCAAGGAGATCATCAATTCCTTTTTCTGAGAGCCATTGTGTGGGCTCATCGTATATTTCAATATTAGTTTTAAAGCCCATCCTATCTGCTATAAAATCCATCATACCCAAAGTTCCGGCAAGACGGAGCCTCTGCCTTTCCCCACCACTCCAACTTTCAAAAGGAACTAGATTCTCATTGTTTGGTGATTTTATAAAAACAGTAAATCCCTTGGTAACATTCCCTTTCTTTGATGTCTTATCCACCGATAGAAGTATTTCCCAATCCACCAAGCCTAATTTCTCAAGACTATTATTTATCTGAATCTCAAGCTCATGTAAAGCCTCAGAGAGAATCATAAATCTAATATCTTTAAAACCATTAACCCAATATCCATAAATACCATGATCTTCTTCATAAGAAACTAAAGATGAGTCCTTTTTCTTTTTGTTATCTTTCAGCCTTTTTATTTTAACTTTCTTTTCTTCTTCAAGTTTGGAATATGGATTATCTTTATCAATTAAAACATCGTATTCCTCTTGCTCGGAATCAATTGCTTTTTCTAATACTTCTACTCTTTTTTCAATTTGTTCAGCCTGTAACTGTTCTTTCATCAAAACAGTATTTAAGCTTCTTATTTCATCTCTAAACTTGTATTCCTTCTGACTAGCTTTATCCAATTTATCAGAAAGATCGATTAGTAAATCTTCAGCCTCTTCTAGCTGATCCTCTAACTCAATTAAATCTTTCTTAAATTTTTGTACTTCCTTCTTAAGATGTTTACTATCTACTTTTTGCAAACAAGTAGGGCAAACCCCTTTTAATCCTTGGAGACTGTTAAGGGTGTTTTTCAAGGATTTTATCTCTGATACGATCTCTGCTTTTATCTGCCTGGCATCCTTTTCTTCCTCTCTTAAATCAGCAAGTGATTCAGTAATCTCGGATTGCTTCTCTTTCAGAGAATCTATTTTATCATCCAGTTTACCTATTTTTTTATCAGAATCCTTTACCTTTGATTCCAATTTTTTTATTTCTTTACTTTTCTCTTTTATACCTTGTTCTATTTCTTCAAGTTCCTCTTCTCTGCTCTTTTCCCATTCTTTTATTTTATCAGAATAATCTTCTTCTTTTAAAGAAACTATTTGTCCTGCTATATGAGAGATACTACTCTCTGTTTCCTTAATAGTGGATTCAAGTTCTAACTTCTTATCTTTAGCTTTATTACTATAATCCAGCCAACAGGCTAAAGAAGATTCCATAACACTTGAAAAAACGCTCATTTTCTCTGAAGGTATCAAATCGAAAAACTTTGAACTAAATTGTGATATTAAAATACTATAAAGAAAGGCCTCAAAATTAAAACCAATCAGAGAAGTGACATCTTCGTTTGTAATTATTTTGGCCTTTCCTCCATCTTCAGATAAACAAAGTTTATTGGGATTCCAAGTTCTTGTCAGAAGATATGGGGTAGAATCAACTTCCATTCTCAAAGAAACCATTGTTTTTATATTACTATTCCAACAACTAATATTGCCGGCTTTTAGATTGGTAGGTACCTTCTCAAATAATACCCAACATAATGAATCCCAGATGGAGGATTTCCCTGCACCATTGGCTCCTAATTTGGGCTCTACTCGGTTCTCTCCCGTTATAAAATAAAATCCTGGGTCAAGATCATCAATAAAAAAAGACTGGGCCTTATCGAAAGATTTAAAGCCTTGTATAATATCTAAACTTTTAAACTCTATTACTGGCATTTATAAACCCTCCTTAAAGATCCGGTACCTTTCCCCTGGCGATAAAACAATCAAGGCATAGGGGTCGTAGGATCTTACCTTTCCTGCTTTCTGGTTTATCTAATATCATGTGCTCTTCTTTTTTTGCGAATTTAAAACCACAATCAAAACAAATAAAATGAGAGACCTCTTCAAAACTCTTTAAATTTTCTAAAAAGATACCAGAGGCATTAAGATAACATCCTCTATTACTCAAAGAACCTTTCATAGCTCTATAAACATTATCAGATTCCAATGTCAATACCCATTATTCCTTCAGCTTTTTTTCTATGCCTAGAATCAAGATTCTCATTATCAATAAATCTACCAAGAATTATATCCGGGGACTCTATCTTCTTTTTATTCCCAGACTTCTGAGCCCTTCTCACTCTTCCGACTTTTATTTTTTCAGGAATCATCTTAAGACCAAAAAGCTGTACCCCTTCTTTTTGACAATAAGATTTAACTTCTTTTTTAATAGCCGGCCAGTCTGGAAAATAAGTAGGATGTAACTCGATAGTAATTTTAACCTGATCTCCTTCCTGGAAATCTATTTCCTCTAAATCAATAGGGTCTTTTATTTTAATACTCCATTTCTTCAGACAGGGGTACTCTAAATCATAATCATCACCATCCTCTATTAAAATAACTCTTCCTTGAAAATCATCTCCAAAATATACTGGATAAGGAGAACCTATATACTCAACGCCATTATCTTCCTGAGGCATGTGGATATCTCCTGAGTAAACCCATCCATCAAAAGAAGAAAAGAAATCTTTGGACATTCCTTTATCTAAAGAAAATCCATTAGGTACTTTAGAGCCTACCACTGTTTGATGCATATTAATTGTGTGAAAAGTGTTAATCTTTTTTAGCAGCTTTTCCCATCCCCATTCTTTTACTGGATCTCTGGCATGCGGCAAAAAAAGCTCCTCTCCAATAACGGTAGGTTCCTTAATAAAAGTTATATTTGGGATATATTTTAAAAATTGAAAAAAAGGTGAGGATTGCTCAATATAATCATGATTTCCCTGAAGAAATAATATTTCGCATTTTTCAGATAAGGAGACCAAGGCATTAACTATTTTATTTGTAAGATCTGATTTATGCTGGTCTTTCTTCTCGGTCAGATCACCAAGAATATCCAGTCTGTCCACTTTATTCTTTAAAATATGCCTCTCTAACCAAGGGAAAAAATCCCATTTATACTGATCTGCCTTTCCATCAGTCAGGTGCAAATCTGCCGTTTTAATTATATTCATTTTTAACCTTTTCTCTTATAAAGATTTTAACACTCCAAGAACCTGTTTGAATTGATCCGTAGCAATGCCGGCATGAATAACCCCAATCGCATCGGCTAAATGCTCATTATCTAAAGTATAAGATTCCACTCCTTTTTGCTTCTTAATCTTCCACCCGGCTTCTGGATATAAGGAAGTAGCCCACTCAATCATTTCAGCCTTAGATGCCGTTTTCTTTCCCACCGCTCCCTTCTTGACTTCCAAGGCAGTTACCTCAATTATAGGCAAAGGGCAACAAGATAGAACTCCTACTGCAATACCCAGAGCTTTACAAGCCTTTGCTGATTGTGAGCCACTTGGGATCTCAGAAAAAACCATTGAAGCCTCTGCATAATGATCATCTAAAAATAGACGAATCTCCCTGGCTCTTCTTAAATCATCACTACTCACCCTTACTCCTTTTCCTGATCTTTTCTCAGTCTTTAACAAATGCATAGAAATAATAGTAATTTCAAAAGAATCCAAACTTAAATTTGCTGCGACTGCTCCGAAATTAGAAAAAGAAGGATCTAGCCCTAAAACTCTAATAGTATTTTTATTTCTTCTTACTCTCATATTATTTACCTATCTTTTTTAATAAATTAGAACCCTTCTTGGTCAATACAAAATACTCTTTGCATTTGCATTTATGATTTTCCTTAATAAGACTTCTTGCCAATAGTGCTTCTCTTGTTCTTTTATGTATACCAGAGACATGCCTCCCATGCGTTTCTGTTTTTTCAATTAATTTTAAAACCTTAAGTTGTGGTTCCGATATTTGCCAAATATCTATAGGTATGGTCTTGCTTTTATTTCTAAGTAATTTTTTTCTTCTGTATTCTTTCTGGTATCTTTTCTGGTATTCTTTTAGAGAAAGATTTCCTTTTTTAACAATCATTATATTTTCCTCGCTAAATTAACGCTTGTCCAATTAGGTTCATCTTTTTTTATAACCTTCTTTTGTTTATCCAGGGCATCATGTAATTCAGAAAGAGGTATAGGTACCTGTTCAAAAAAAGATTTTAACTTTATCAAAGGAGATCTGGTATCTTTAAGATCTACTCCGGCCAGCTTGACTTTCTTATCCCCTTCAAGCCTGTAAAGATAAACCATCTTTCTTTCTTCCAAAATAACATAAGAATGCCCCATTTAGTACTTTTTCCCTTTAGGAAGAAAACTAACTTCTATATCAGACCATACTTCTCTTACAAGAGCGTTTACCTCATCCACGAAATCTGTATCTCTTTCTGCCATATTTTCTTTTACTATTTTTGGTATATCCTTTTTTGTTATATTCAATTCAGAGAGAGCTTTGACCTGGTCTAACCATTCAAGACTTGCAGTTAAATCATCTACTCCATATCCAAAAATAGTAGGAAACTCACAATCACGGAAAGGGAGTCCTACCTTATTCTTTTTGCACTGAGCTTTTACCTGTATACCATATACTCTTTTAACTCCCCGGATAGTCTTTCTTAATTTTTTTATCTCAGCTAACCAAAGAACCTGAGAAGCATAAAAATCAAGTGCTTTCCCTCCGGTTCTTGATTTCTTTTCTCCAAACATTGCTCCTATCTTATCCCTAATCTGGGACACTATAAATAGGGTAAGATTGACCTCATTCATTTCTGAAATAAGCCGTCTAAACATTTCGGACATTTTTTTCTGTTTTCCCATACCATAAGAGCCCTCATCGATATCTCTGGCTTTTTCTGCTCTGTCTGAAAGAGCGTCTAAAGAATCAGTTATCCATAATGCAGGTCTTTTTGATATCCTCAATTCTGCAATCTTTTCAGTAATCTTTTCAAAAGTATACTCTACGGTGTTATCATTCTTAGGATCATCTTCTCCTACGAAATTAATGATATCAACAGGCATGCCCAAAGCCTGGGCATAAGGTTTATCAAAAGCTGATTCAGCTTCTTGATAATTAATGTCAGCACTACTTCCATGCTTATCATAAAAATTAGCACAAACCTCGATAGCCTGAAGAGTTTTCCCAGAACTTTTATCCCCTACTATATTGAATACTCTGCCTTCTGCGACTCCACCACCTAAAACGCAATTAAGGAGTTGGCATCCTGTTGAGATAAACCCAATAGGTTTTTCTGAAGCAAAATAATTATTTTCAGATTTATTTCTTTTTTTCCTTTTTACTCTTTTTTCTCTAGCCACTGAAAACTCCTTTTTAAAAGATCATTGTAGAGGCTGGGAATTGAATGGCAGTTGGCCTCTGCCTATATCCCTTGTTTTATCCATTCCCAGCACTCCACAATAAACTAAATTACCTACTTTTTTGAACGTTTTCTTTTCAAAGCATTCAATTTCTTACTACCCTTACTTTTACCTTTTTTGGACGATTTTTCTTCGTCCTCATCTTCATCTTCTTCTTCGTCCTCATCTTCTTCGTCTTCTTCATCTTCAGGCTCCTCTTCTTCCTCATCAGGAACATCAATTTCAAGTTCCTCACAAATAGCCTCAAGAAGTTCTTCTTCATCCATATCTTCTACATCATCCTCATCAAGACCAATCTCATCTGCAACTTTCTTTAATTTCCTAGCAGACATCTCCGAAAGATCTTCGTACTCGTAAAGACCCACATCATCTGATTTTGATTTCTTGGACTTCTTAGATTTACTTTTTCTGGATTTTGATTCCTCTTCCTCATCAGATGAATCAGAAGAGCCCCCTCCAAAAATATCGGCAACGTAATCATAATCAAAAAAGTTAAGAACCTCCGGAATTGGATTCTCGTCAATAAACTCAAGAGCCTCATCATTATCCAATTCACTTGGTTTTCTGGAAATCTTAACTCCCTCATATTTGGTCTTGATACCTTTTCCAGTTCTTTCGAACTCAATGTCAAAACCAGCTTCAGGGTGGTCAATCTCAAGAACTTCCCCGCTTCTTTTATCAACAGAGATTTTGCAAACATCTCTATCAAATCCCCAGGGAGAAGCCCATATCTGAGCACCCTTATCTTCATTATCTCGATCAAGTAAATAGAAGGCCACCCTTTGTTTTGGCTCAAGATCCTTGGCATAATCCTCATCGCCTTCTTTAGCAGCTCTGGCTCTTTCCTCACATATAGGACAAGCCTCATTCAGCATTTTCTTGCGACATAAATAGGCGCTATTATCCGGGCCTATTCCATAGTGGACATAAATATCATAACCATAATGGTCAGGCTCTTCCCAGGTTGGCGGCAAAGGCCGGATAAGATTATCACCATCATTGGGAGCAAAAGTGATAATATTATCTTTAAAAAGAGTATCAAAATCACCTCCTCCCTTTTCGGCTCTTTCTTTGGCTTTACTAGAATCCCTGCTCGTGTACTTAAACTTTTTACTTTTCTTTTTATCCTTCTTCTTTTTGTCTCTTCTCATTACTGATCCTCCTCATATGATCTTCTTTTGATTTAAAGTAAGCGGCACTCCCGACTCTTAAAATATTATACACAACAAAAAGAACTCCCAAAATAATCAATACCGTCTGAGACATATCTTTAAGAGTTTGTAGTATAGAGACCTCTCCCATAGTAACTCCTTTATTCCTGCGTTCTTCTTTTCTTTCTTCTACTGCTTTTTAAAACCTCCCTATCCTTGTCATGTCCTATCTTTCCACCAGCTTCTTCTACTCCCTTAATAGAGCTGGAGGTATAGTACCCTGCAAGGTATAATTCACAAAGTCTTTTTATCATGGATGATCTTTGTAAAAAAGAATCTTTTCTGATAGACCATAAATCGGCTTCAAGTTTTGCTTCCAAATACTCTTCATTTGCCTCAATATAATCCTCATCCAAAAGAATAGAGGCTTCAATTCCTTTTTCGGTAATCTTCTCTCCTTTCTCACTCGCATCACTTCTGAGTTTTTTTGCTATATCTGAATGAACTTTGGATAATTCATCTTTTTTAAAATCTCTCTCACTGACTGCTCTGGCATGTTTATCAGCAACGGTATCAAAGATGTCAGCATGTGTGAGGCAAACATCATCCAAATTATCTTTATCTATACTGAGCAGTTCCTTGGCTTCTTCTAAAGTAAGTCCTTTCAAAGTAATCTCCTTTCTTAAAATCTATTAGTATTGGGTATCTTATCACATGGCCCCTCGGTATCTCTTTTATTTTCAAAAACTAGCTCATCGACCAGCTCCAACTGGGGCTCATCGAAATATTGGGGATCTACTATTTTCCCTTCATGGAGCGTTTCAGATTTTACTCCATAGGTATTGCAGTTATATAACCACTGAGACCTGCTATTTATTATACCAGTAAAACCAGAAATTACATCCTTTACCCTATCTCCAAGTTCAAAGACAAAATCATACTCTCCTTTTGTTTCTGACATATCTTTACTCCTTTTTAATTATTTAATCCTTTATATATAATACCCTTATTTTAAATTAACGTTGGTTAATCATTGAAAATAACCCCGGAAGTGGCCAAAATCAAATCAGACATGCCAGTTGCCTGATAAAAAGAATCTGAAAACTCTTCAAGCACTTCTAAAAAACGCAAAGCCTCCTTTTCTGATTTAGAATTCAATAAACAAGCAGAGATATAATTGACCACCTGTATCCGCACACTCTCTGGATTAAGCTCTTTAAATTCTTTTAAAAATCTCTGAGCTTCTTTCCATGACCTCTTATTACTTATAAGAAACCGGCAAAACTCAATCACCTCCGAAGAATCTAAAGGAGTTCTTAATATTTCTGCCACTTCTTCCTTGCTAGTACAGCCTCTCGCCTGAGATAAATATACCAAGGCCTGTCTGGGACTTCCTATAGATTCACGCGCTATTAAAGGTAAAGAATTCTTTGGTAATTTAATGCCCTCTTCTTCACAGACATATTCCATGAGATCTATCAAGTCATCCGACCTCACATCTTTTAAAGTGTAACTATGGCATCTGGTTTTGATAGTTTTGGGTACCTTATTGAACTCAGTAGTACAAAAGCTAAAATAGACATGGGAAGGGGGCTCTTCTATTATTTTAAGAAGACTATTCCAAGAAGCCTTGGAAAGCATATGAGCCTCATCGATTATAACAAATTTATTTGAATTTTTACCAAAGGAAGAGTATTGGAGTTGACTTGATATTTCTCTCCATGCATCAATACCGGTATGAGTGGCAGCATCTACTTCTATTATAGCATTACCTTCGCATTTAAGATGTCCGGCTATTATCCTGGCCAGAGTAGTTTTTCCAGTTCCGGATGACCCTGTAAATATGAAAGCATGTGGAAGTTCTTTTTTAAATAAAGACCTCAATGATTTTACTACAGCATCCTGGCCTATTACTTCATCGAGTTCTTCAGGTCTATATTTTCTGTGAAAATCTTCTGACATTACTTTACCTCCTTTCAATCTTCAAAATGTTTGTTGTGGTCTGTTCTCCATTTATACTCCTGATCTGCTTCTGTTGCGATAGAATCGTCTTCGCAATTCTCGGCCAGCCATTTAAGATATCCGGAAGGTACTTCTTCTAAATCTTTTCCCTTATATTTTCCCCAGGGCATTATCATTTTTTATTTCTCCTTACTCTTTTATCCTTAGTTGAGGCATTATCAAATAAATTGCTTTGTCTATTTCTTGCATTTTTTAAATTCTTAATAGCTTGTTTAAAATAGGATTCTTTTAATTCCGATCCTATAAACAATCTTCCCATTTGTAAAGCAACATAACCCTCACTGCCTATACCAGTAAAAGGACTATAAACTAAATCACCTTCGTTACTCCATAATCTAATAGCTCTTTCAATTACATCTAATTGTAAAGGACATATATGTTTTTCGTCTTTCTGATCCCTAGCAGATCTATATTGTAAGGTATTAGATTGCCTAATATCCATCCAAACAGGAGAGGCATACTTTTGCCAAACATGATGAGAGTACTTTATACCAGAAGCTTTAGGCTCTTTTGATTCTTCCCCTATAAAATCAGTAAAACCATTAGGATTAGATATTAATTCTTGATTTTTACCTGGCTTTCTAACTGTGATTAAATAATCAGGACAACCAGCTCTTGACATAGATGAATCTTTTTGAATTTGTTTATGCATCAAACCAAGTGCTTTAGTTCTAGTAACTTCTATAAGAGGATCTTTCCATATGATATGACGACTATGATATATCCATCCATATTTTTGAAATAATCTAAGCAAATCCCCTGGAAAATCTTTCAAACCTATTACGCCATCTCTTTCTTTCATACTGGGAATATCCATACAATGAAATGAAAGGAGTCTTCCTGGTTTTGTTATCCTAAAAAGATTCTCAACAAGATATCCAAAATGAATAAAAAATTCATCATAGTTTTTTGAATTGCCCATATCTCTTTCAGAATCAGAATAGGTGTATAACTCTGCAAAAGGGGGTGAAAATATAGAGTAATGAATGCTATCATCTTTTAATCCTGAACTAACATCAACACAATCACCTAAATACATTTCCCATCTTTTGCCTGATTCCTTATATTCATTATATTCCTTTTTCTTTTCTTTTCTTATTTTTTTAATCTCTCTTTTTGTTATTTTTGACATATGATTTACCATACCTTTTGCCATAATTTCCGCATCAGCTTCCTTTCTTTTTATATTATTCACCACTGCTCCTTCTAAATCAGAAGTTACTATCCAAACATTAACTTTTCCTATTCTACCAAATCGCCAACAACGCCTAACAGCTTGATAATACTTTTCCCAGCTATCTGACAAACCTACAAAAATCATATTACCACAATGTTGCCAATTCATCCCATAACCGGCTATTGATGGTTTTGTAATGAGTATTCTTGTTTTCTCATTAGAAAAATTAATCATTTCTTTTTTCTTATAGTCATTTTTATCTGAACCAGTTATTTCAATAGAATCTTTTATTCTTTTTCTTAATTCCTGACTTTCTATATTAAGATCACACCAAATGAGCCAAGGATTCTCTTTATCTGAGTTAACCAATTCCACTACCTTACCTACTCTTTCATTTAAACTTTCTTTTCTAGCAATTCTTCTTTCTGAAATAGTCTTTGCGGCAACCTTGAAAAACTGTCCTTTAGGAGCCTTGCCTTTAGACTTAACAACGCAATCATTAATTACTAACTTAGGTAACTTGAAATCACTATCATCATAACCCAAATCAGAAGGTTTTCTAAGGTAAATAGCCCAAGAACAAACCCATTTCCAATATTCTGATTCTGCATGTCCTTTTAATCTCCATTTAGAAGTTTCTCCTCCATCATGAACAAAAAACATTGATAGCATCTGAACCCTAGTCATTGCATTTAAGAATTCAGAATGATTACCTAATTCCATATGATCATTAGGGGCCGGAGTGGCCGTACATGCTAATTTATAAGAAGTACCACTAAATGCTTTAATTATTTCGGTTCTTATCTTTCCAGAATATGCCTTTAATATGGAACTTTCATCGAGTACTATTCCATCAAAATAATTTGCATCAAAATTATGAAAATTTTCATAATTAGTAATATTTATCCCTTCTTTTATATCATCTTGTTCCCTACAAATATTAACTTTTATCTTAAATTTAATACCTTCTCTTACTGTTTGATCTGATACAGCCAAAGGTGCTAAAATTAAAACCGATCCTTTAGTATATAAACAAACCTGTCTTGCCCATTCAAGCTGCATAGGGGTCTTTCCTAATCCACAATCAGCAAAAATAGCAGCCTTTCCTTTCCTTAAAGCCCATATGACTATATCTTTTTGAAAATCAAATAATTTTCTATTGATTTTTTCAACAGGATCAAAACCCGAATCAATTTCTTGTACTAACTTTGAAGCAATAAAATTTTCATATTCCATTTTTTTCTCCTATTCAAAATCTGTGGTATCAGCTACTAAAATTTCCTCAATATCTGCCCAATTCTCACCAACACTGACTTCCACCGCAAGAGGAACATTCACAAAATCAAAAGAAGTACAAGACATCTTTTCTGATATGATATCGATATCCTCTTCTAAAGATCTATCCGGTATAAAAAAAGATAGGTCATCATGAATGTTCATTCTTGCTTGAAACTGAGGCTTCTTCTCCTCATAAGCATATAAAGAAAGCCTGTTCATACCATCAACAACAACGTAAGAAGCCGTTCCTTGTATTGGAGCATTTATTAGTTCATTGTAACTCAAAGGGCCGACTCTTCTTGCTCCAGTTAAAGTCTCCACATATCCATGCTCATTGTAAAATTTCTGGAGCCGGCCCTGCCAATTCTTCACTCCTTTGAACTCTCCCCAAAAATCCTTTACCAATCTATCAGCCTTTTCTATAGGTAATCCCAGGGAATTAGCCACGGAAGTAAAATGAGATCCAAAAAATAAAGGAAATACCCATTCATTTTTAGATCTTTGTCTAAAATCTTTCCATCCTTTTTCATCTAACTCAGAAGACTTTCTTACCCCGGCACATCTAGGATGGATCTTTAAAATCCTTTCCGCCCATTCCATGTGTATATCATATCCGGTCTCAATGGCATTACAAAAAGTTTTATCCTGGCTGGCCATAGCTATGATTCTTGCTTCTAGCTGACCATAGTCAACTGCAACAAACCAAAATCCTTCAGGTGGTACTATCATTCTCCTAATCTCTTTATTCTTTCTTTTAGGATAATTCTGCATATTAGGGTGTTCCGAACTTGTGCGACCGGTGGAAGTAAAGAGGTGATTGTAATCTGCATGAAGTAATCCATCCGGATAAATAACTTTATCTATTGAGTCAATATAAGTAGATTTTACTTTTGATATCTCTCTAAAATCTAAAATGAGACCTGCTTCTTTATGTCCTTTATCATTAAAGCTTTTTAAAACTTCATCATCGGTACTATAAGATCCTTTACTCGTCTCTTTTACTGACTTCAATCCCAAAATGTCTCTAAATAAAAGAACCACTGAATCAGGAGAAGCGGGATTAAAATCACCGAACTTTCTACCAAATTTTTTAACTGATTTAGCTTTAAAAATCTTAGCCTCTATATCCTCCAACTTCTTTTGGTATTCTTTTGAAAAACCATCCACGGTATCAAAATCAACCGGGACTCCCTCTGTTTCTGTCACAGCTAAAGTAGTAGCAGTCCTAACCAGATGATGATATGTCCATTCCTGGCTTTTATGAAGAAGAGCGTCCTGCCTTTCTTCAAGCAAATGAGTCCATTTAGTATCCATTCCATTATACAAAAGAGTTTTATCTAAAGGAGCATTTATTAAGTTTTTTCTATCCAGATCGGTAAGAGGCTTTAACTTAAAACCAAAATGTAAAAGGCATAAAACATCTAAACTAAGCATGCCTCCACTCTTTTTTGTTCTCTGATCTAAAGTGTATGCCTGGGCCATTGTATCAGCCCATATACCAGACCGCAAAGGTCTTTGTCCATAATAATGATAAAACCATATTGCCTCAAATTTAAGGTAGTGGCAGCTCTTCTTTCCCCGGCATTCCATCAAGAAATTACTTATCAAATCTTTTATAGCTTTTCTACTTTTCTCATCCCCTTTCCAAGCTTTGGGGTGATCTACCGGAAAAGCTATGGTATTTTCAAAAGTACCAATGGCTATGGTCAGAATCCAAGCATCTTTGCATCCAAAAGGTTTTAACTTATTGGTCTCTATGTCAATCGATACAGAAGATTCTTGTTTTAGTTTCTCCAGTTCTTTCTCAATCTTTTTAAATTCAGAAGAACTCTTTCCTTCAAAAATCTTTATACCTTTATCAAAATCTTTATCGTAAACTTTAGCCTCTGGAGAATCCTCATCCATTATAAAGAAAGCAGCTCTTTGTAAATCCATATCAAAGGCTTTTTCATATTCATTTTTAAATTTACTATTATTCTTTTTCTTTAGTAAGGAGGGAGTTTGTATTGGAAAATACCAGCAAGTGTGATTCCCTATTTTAATCGGTAATCTTCTGCCTCGCCATTCATCTATATTACTATAACCTATCACCCACTTTAAAGAGATGGGCCCAAGTCCGATAATGGCAAAGGGTTTTGTTTTCTGAATATCATCTTCTATTGATTTCCTACAGCACTCTATTTCTGATTCTTTAGGTTGCCTGTGTTTGGGAGTAGGGCATTGAACGCAGTAATTAAATCTAATACCTATGGTCTTGTTTAAATCTCTCTTGGATTCAAATAGATCTGGAAAGGCTCTTCTTAAGGATTTTCTTAGAACCATTCCAGATTCTCCTTTAAAGTGTATGCCCGTATCCTCTTCTCTAGGGCCGGGCATTTCTCCTAAAATATAAATCAAAGAATCAGCATCACCATCTGCTGGAACACAAGGCTCATTCACTTGATTAAGAGAACAGGCTTTGCATCCTTGCTCTCTTAAAAGATTTTTTGGTATTCTACCTAAATTTTGTTTCTTGGCTTTTTTTGTTTCTTTCTTTTTCTTATCTTCAGCAAAGAAAAATCCCATTACTCAAGCTCCTTCTTCTTTATCCTTTTAGATTCATTAGTTCTCATATTATCAAACCATTGTTCTTTTATTCTTGTTGCTATTTGGGCCATCATCACTGGGGGAACTGACATGCCCATAAGATACTCAGGTTTTTTATCATTAAAATTATAATCAAAGGGAAATGTCCCTGCCATTAAAATTTCTTTGTTAAACAATGTTCTTTCAATCTCATAATCATAAGGTAATCCATTTGCTCTTATTGTGGGAAGAACTTTATACGGATGTGATTTTACTTCATTAAAATATGATGATTTTGGATGATTTTCAGAAAAATTGTTCCCAGGACTTGTTAATTTCCAATACTTACTGATCATTTTGCTTAATCCAATTGCATCATTATTTCCTTCAATTTGCCTTATCTCTTTAAATGGTATTCCAGGTTCATCAAATCTTAAATCAAGATAAGGTATTGGATTAAAAAATCCCATAATACCTTTGCTTTTTATTTTATTTACTAAATCTTTTCTTAATGCTATAAAAAATACCCTTTCCCTTCTTTGTGGTACTCCCATTTTTGAAGCATCAAGTAACCACTTTTCAACATAATATCCGGCATCATCATATTGTTTTCCTATTTCAAAAAGATATTTCTTAGCATTTCCTAAAATAATTCCTTTGACATTTTCAGCAATTACTATTTTAGGTTGTAATCTTTTTGCAAGATTAATAAAATCAAAAAATAAAGTATCAAGGATTTGTTCTGATTGACCTTCCCTGAATTTCTTTTTCTTGCCCCAATCTTTTTCCCTGTTACCAGACATACTAAAAGAACTACAAGGAGGACTGCCATCAAGTATATCCAAGTCAAATAACTCTTCTGGTAAATCTGTTCTATTTTTAAATTCTTGAATAGGTTCAATAAATAAATACTTTGGTTTATGATTAATTTTATAACATTCTGCCATTTTAGGGTCAATCTCATTTGCCCCTAAAACATCAAAACCTGCAAGCTTATAGCCCATAGTGGGAGCAAAACCACCACAAGCAAAACAAGAAAAAACCTTTAATCCATTTTTCTTTATTTTTTTAAGGTCTTTTAATGACCATTTATATGGGAATCTATGATTAGGCATAATTTATAAATTTATGAAATTACTACTCATCTTTAAAACCCATCACTAAATGAAAAAAACTATCTGATTTTCCGGCAAGCATTGGTATACTATCTTCTCCGGTGGAATAACAGAATGCTATCTCGTCCACTGCTTGAAGGATGTCTAAAATATGATTGGCATCCATTCTACAAGAAATCTCTTCTTCTGAAATATCTTCTTCAAATACAATAGACTCTTTAATGGCCCCATAACCACTTTTTCCGGATACTAAAAGAGTCTCCTCCTCAGAATCAAGATGGACAATCTGATCTGTTTCTTTAGAAGTAAGTAAAGTGGTTCTTTCTATGGCAGTTAAGAGATTTTCAGGTATCTCCTGAAATTCATTTTCCTCCTCATCCCAATGAGCCTCTATGACTGCTTCATAATCAAGGTAGTCTACCTCAGTTAGAAGCTTAGTGTAAACATACACTCCCTCAAAACAAGCAAATATAAAATCCTCACTAAAATAGAGTTCAGCAGAAGTATCATTAAGCTCCTTGCTTATATCAAGTATAAGTCTACAAAATACTTCTGGGAGAAGCATTTTAATAGATTTTTTCCCTAATGTTTTTTCAAGGGAGTATCTGGAGATTCTTTGATTATCGGTTGAATATAGATGGGCTCCCTTTTTATCAGATACAAGGGTTATTCCGAATTGATTTCTTTGTAAAGAATTTTTACTTACTGAGATGAGGGTTTTCTTTATACCCATTAAAAAATCTTCTGATAAAGTAAAAGATGGGAGATCGTCGATGTCAGGTATTTCAAAAATAAAATCAGCTTCAGGGAGGCAGGCAAGTTTAGCATTTGATTTGCCTATTTTAATATTGACCTCATTCCCTTTCTGGTTTACTGCCATTTTATCTGAGGAATAACTGCTAAGAAGTTTTATGAGAAGTTCCCCAGGAAGACCACAATTCTCAATAGTAACAGCATCCTCATAATCAATTATGATTCCCTGTATTCCGTTAAAAGCTATGATCTCTTCATCCGTAAAACAGAAATGCGATAGTATTGGTACTATGTCCTGCGTAGATAGACAAGGTCTGGCCATATTCAACTTTTCCAATAAAGACGTTCTTTCCATTATTTTCTCCTCACTCTTTTAGATTTATTAACAACTTTATAAATACCATTAATTATATATATATAGGCAAAAAATCTGATTGTAAAGTTTTTATAAGATGGTAGGATAAAAGCCTTTTCTTTGATTCCATTCTTGTGAGAGACTCACCGGGGCCATTTCCTTGAGTATCCTCAAGCCAGGTAGCTAAGTATATTTTCATTTATTAATTTCCTAAAAACTTTTTTATCTGATTCTTTGTAATACTGATAGCTAAATAGTATTCTGACCAAATAACTCTCTCTCTCGATGTAAGTATCTTCTTTATTTTTAAAATTTACTGATAAATATATTTTCATTTAATAAACCTGACAATTCCTTTTTCCACATAAAATTTAAAATCAAATCCTTTGGTAATGGAACCTACTATATATATATGAGATAAAAGTCTATGACTATTTAATACTTTTGTTAAAGTATGTCCCTGATTAATATCTGGTTCTGGCTGAGTAGCTAGATATATTTTCATTCTTCAAAAACACCATTAAGGTATTGCTTAAATAGTTTTCTAGATAGATTCCTAACATAGTAAAAAGAAATCAAATTAGTCAGGGATTTCATAATTAAAACTCTCTCTCTGATTAGAAACTACTACATCCACTGCTAAGTATATCTTCAATTCTTTTCCTCTATATGTTTTAAAATAACTTTAAAATCTTGATCAGCCATACCGCCTATTCTATGAAAATGAAAAGACAGTAACCTCTTTGACTTCTTTCTCAGAAGAAACCTCTCTCTCTTCAATCAAACAAGTACCGGCAAAATATATTTTCATTACTTATCTCTTTTATAATCTATTATAACTAGTAAACTTTTTTTCATTTTATTAGAAGTTAGGAAATGATCTGCAAAACTGAATAATCTAGAATATTTAAATTTTAATAACAACTCTCTCTTCCATCAACATTCATGATAGAATAACCACCTGCTAAATATATTTTCAAAAGAAATTACCTCTCAGTAAAGATCTATTGAAAGGCCTATCTGGAAGGTACTTTTCAAGATCAAGAAAATAAATAATATTAAGCTCATCTCTTTTTTTATAATCAGCAGAAAGCTCTTCGTAGTTATAGCCCTTTTCCTCGAAATAATGGAGAATATGGTCTTGGACTATTTTTGAATAATTAGAAAAATGCTGGCCTTCTATACCAGCTTTGGGAGATTTATCAGATACCACTACCTTATGTGGTATTTTTGAAAAATCGTAACCATCTCTATTTCTGATAGGAACTATGACCGAGCCGAAGCGGCCGGTCTTTACCCAAGAAGTACTATCAACAGAAAACCAAGGATAGCGGAGAAGTATCTTCAGTGAGGTAACTCCAAAGCCATGTATCTTACAAACAGGCCAGCCTTCTTGATCAGTCAGATACTTAGCAAATAAACCGTCCAGCCAGGGCATCAACTTTTTGCCCGGAGTCCCCACCATACCACCAAGGGCTATGTAATCGTATCCCTCTTCTAAATATTTTTTAAGGTATTTTATATCGGTATTAAAATGAAAACAAGGTAGTGGATTCAATCCTTTTTTCTCAAGGTATTTTTGATTCTTATAAGTGGCTTCCGGATCTCCAATCACATCAAGATTGGCATACACTGTTAAATACTTTTTGTACTCTTTAATAAAATCAGCATATTCATCTATACTTATTTCAATACCTTTTGACCAAGCAGAGAAAGCACCACTATCAAGAAATAAATCTACTTTATTTTCTGACTTATCACTTCTTCTTTTTCTCATTGTCTTTCCTTATAATTGGAATAAAACTTAAAATCTAATCCCTTTCAAAAAGAGGGTCTTCGATGCCAGCATGATCAAAACCTTTTTGTCTGAGCAGACAAGCATGGCAGTGACCACATGGAGGATATTGCCCATTATAGCAGGTATGAGAATAGGCCAAGGCTTCCATACAGCCTTCAAGCTTACAGGCTAAATCCACTGAATCCCTTTTGGTCATAAACATTAAAGGGGTATGTATATCAAAGACAAAATCAGAACCATAAATACCTTCCCCAAGAGCTTTAGTCATAGCCACTATAAAAGTATGCCGGCAATCATGGTAGCCTGCAAAGTCCTCTTGACAAACTCCGGTTACCATATCAGTTATACCAAGACAGGCCGCTCGGTTAGCAGCTATAGTCAGAAAAAGAATATTCCTGGCTGGAACAAAAGTTGGCTCTACCCCTTCTGGTAATTCTTCATGAGATGGGTATTGACCTACTTCATAATCACTATTTACAAGAGGGCTGGTTCCTTTAAGAACTGGGCCCAACTCAATGACCTCATGACTTGCTACCCCTGCCATTTTTGCTATCTTTTTAGCAGACTCTAACTCAATAGAGTGTTTCTGACCATAATCAAAAGTAACGGCATGGACTTCATCAAATTTACTTTTAGCCCAGAATAGGCAAGTTGTGGAATCCTGGCCACCGCTCAAAACAACAAGGCATTTGCTCTTCTCTTTCATATCTGCTCCTATGATACTTATAATTTTATTAAAGACATCAACTCTGCTCTAGCAGCAATGCCTTTTTGGCTATCATCTTTAAACACCCCAGTAAGAGCGGAGGTGGTCATTATTGAGCCCTGTTTCTCCACTCCCCGCGAAGTCATGCAAAAATGTTGGGCCTCAATAATACAAGCAGCACCTATACACTTAAGATTCTCCATTAAGGCATTTACCGCTTGTTTTCCTATTCTTTCCTGTATCTGAAGCCTTCTACTAAAAATTTCAAAAAGTCTTGCAAGTTTAGATACTCCAATTACTTTCTCATTTGGAATATAAGCTAAGTGAAAGCGACCAAAAAACGGCAACAGGTGATGCTCACAAGTAGAATAAAACTCACAATTTTTAAGGAGTACCAACTCGTCATACCCTTCCGAATCAAAAACCTTGAATACTTCTTTGGGATCTAATTTGTAACCAGAAAAAAGATGGTCGTAAGACTTAAGTACTCTTTCCGGAGTCTCAAGAAGTCCCTCCCTTTCCGGATCATCTCCAAGATAGGAAATGGTAGCTCTCACATTCCTTAATAGGGCTTCTTTGTATAAGGAGGCATCTCCATCTACTGATAAGAATCTCCATTTCTTCTTATCCAAGGATCTTCTTATTAGATTTTTCTCTCTTTTCTCATAATAACCAAAAGCAACATTAGTTAACCTATCTACTCCTATAAGACAAAAGGTTTCTCCTACACCACCAGAAGGTACTCTTTGGGCTACTTTTATAGGAAAATTCTCTGATGCGTGTCCCCGTCTTTCTAACCAAATATCCTCTAAACTCTTTTCCATTTATGCTCTCCTATTTTTATTTATTCCCAAGGGAAAACTATCCATCTATCAGCCGGCATTTCTTCAACAAAAAAAGAAGGCTCACATCTGGTAGAAGATTTTCGATAAACAACAGCTGAATCCTCAAAACCAAGATTGTTTATATAATTAAGAGTACCGCCTGAATCAACAAGATCATCAACTACCAAAAAATCAGTAGGTATTGTTTCTATATTATTGTGCTGAATCAGCTCTTGCCTTTTTTTACAAGAGGAATATGATTCAAGGCATAGAGTTTGAACATTTCTTATATTAAGTAGATGCGAAATAATTCCTGCCACAAATAAACCACCTCTTGTAACAGCAAGTATTCCTGGAATTACTGCTCGGTCTTCTGCTATTTTATTAGCAAGTATTCTGCAATCTTCTTCGAACTGGTTCCAAGTTACTACCAATTTATTTTCCAATTAGGTACCTCTTTAATTTTAGGTAAAAAGAAGGGCTCCTTTTCCGGAGCCCTTCTTCAATAAAAAATTAACCGTTAATCTCTTCAAGAATCTTCATAATGGCGTGAGCCTGACCATACTGTATACCGAGAGTGCTTGGACTGATGGTGTAGCCTTCCTTGGCAACTTTCTCTCCAATCTTCTCTTTATCCCACTTTGGGTGCTTGCAGGTATAGTACTGAATACGTGAAATGGCCGAAGGCTTTTTGTCTTTCTTTTCCTTCTTAGGCTTTTTCTCAGCCTTACCCTTACCTTTAGACTTGCCCTTCTTGGCAGGCTTTTCTTCTTCCTCTTCCTCTTCCTCAGGGTCTTCCTCAGGCTCGGATTTTTTGGATTTTTTCCCTTTAGAAGAAGACTTGCCCTTACCTTTAGACTTGCCCTTCTTTGCAGGCTTTTCCTCTTCCTCTTCTTCAGGGTCTTCCTCTTCCTCTTCTTCAGGGTCTTCCTCTTCCTCTTCTTCAGGGTCTTCCTCTTCCTCTTCTTCAGGGTCTTCCTCTTCCTCAGGCTCGGATTTTTTGGATTTTTTGCCTTTAGACTTGCCCTTCTTTGCAGGCTTTTCCTCTTCCTCTTCATCAGATTCCGAATCAGGGAAATCAGCAACAGCCTTGTTCTTCTCAAGAGCACTTACGGCTTTATTCAGCCAATCTTGGGCCTCTTTAGAAAGACCATCAAACTTCTTGTCAGAAAGATCGTCTGACTCGTCTGCCAGCCTTTCAAGATATTCCTGGTAATCCTCTCCTTTGTTTTGTTTAATCTTGATAGCCTTTTCCAGTTCTTTTCTTATAACACTCATTTTACTTTCCTCCTAGGTTTTTTTGTTTTTTGTTATTTAGCCTATAGAGGCTGACCGCCTCCAAGCTTACTTTTTAAATTTTTAAAATCATCTCCTTTCCTTTTATTAAGAGCTGGGTTTGTTTATCCTTATTTATTAACTCCCCCAGCTCTTAATAATATAATATATCATAATATCAGCAATTACAAGAAAAAAATGACTTTAAATAAAAATAATTCTAGCCCCTAACTCTGGCCCAGCTTTTACGCGTCTCTTTAAGGGCTACCTCTTCCAGTTTTATTCCCGGATGCGATTCAGATAGTCTTTTCTGAATCCTATTAAAAAAAGCTACGACCATTATCTCGGCAGTGGGCATCACAAAGGAATCATTCAGCATAGCATGGTCATACTTATCTTCAATCTCTTCAGAGATTATCAATTTAAGATCTCCGTAATCAACAACCATCCCCATGTCATCCAACTGGGAAGATGATACCGTAACCAAGCCTTCATAGGTATGTCCATGTAAATTCCGGCAAGCTCCTTTATGATTAGGAATATAATGAGCCGCCTCAAAACTAAACTCCCTGCTTATTTCAACTTTTGTTTCTGACATATCTTTACTCCTTTTTAATTATTTAATCCTTTATATATAATACCCTTATTTTAAATTAACGTTGGTTAATCACTGAAAATAATTCTTGGTGATCTTAACCAAGTTATATTTAAAGGGATCATACCCAAGCATCTTGCAAAGAAATTTATTACTTTTAAAACCTTTACTATGTTTTTTATTTACAAAATAAGAAACCTCCTCAAGCAACTCAATCGGAGTACTAAATACTAAAAATAAAACATCTAATACTTCCTTAGGTGCTTCTTTTATTATTAAATTCAAATAACCATCATTATCATAAACAGTAAATCTATCTTCAGATAGCTCCTCTATTAACTCGGTCTTATCAATAAAACTATTTTTCTTTGAGGAGTCATTAGATAGATCTACTATGAAATTATTTATACAAGTTTTAAAAATTGGGCTCAGTCTGCCTTTATCATCTAAAACTGAACCATACTTCTCAAGACATCTCTCATAAACAAAAAAAGCTTCCTGCATAAAATCTTCCTCGGAATAACCCAGCCCTTCTATTCTCCAGATTACTCTTTTAGATGCCTCTTTCAGATAAGGAATTACCTGGCTTTTCCAAACTCTGATTCTTCCTCTTAAAATAGTATTCAAAGTCCTGCCTCCTTTTTCTTATAATCGTTTTTAATATCAAGAAAAGATAACTGTTTGTTCTCAAGATCTGTCAGCCTTTTCTTAAATTCAGTATAAGAAATACGTTTGAAATAGTAACTCCAAAATAAAGAACAACATCTTTCTTTTAGTATTCCCATTATTACCTCCTGGATTATATTATGCTACTTCTTCCTATTCTTTAATTGTGAATCCTTTTTTATTTTTCTTCTCTTTTTCTTATCAGATCTAGCCTTTACCCTGGGCTCCCCACCAACTCTGTAATTTCTACTCTTACCCCATCTCTCGCTTTCCATTGATGATGTCATTGCCATTCCAGCAACCATCATCATTCCGAACTTTGCCTTTGCATCCATCTTATTTCCCCCTATCCATTATTATCAATAAAAGAAATTACTTGTTTCTCTGACATCTCCCCAGGGTCGCTCACTTCTTCTGGAAGCTCTGGTATCTTAAGATTCTTTACCATAAATAATTCAGAAGCCATATCCAAAGATTGTACATAAGCATCTTGATCTAAAACCAACCAAACCTCCTCATATAAAAAAGAAAGCTCGGTCAATAAATACTTCTGATCATCAGTCATTGTTTTAGTGAAAAGACAGGTAGCTCTAAATCCTTTAGGAGAATAATAGTCAAGTTTCAGCATATCAAACAAACCTTCTCCTATCATTAAAACCTTACCGCCTTTTATTAAAGAATCATAATTATACAAACAATACTTAGCATGCCTCACTGATTCCTTTATAGATAGATCTTTATAAGAGAGTTGAGAAGAAGAGTAAATACTTCTCCCTATCCAGGTTACCAAAATATCTTTATAGTATACCGGAAAAATTAATCTCTTTTTCCACTCCCCAATATTACAGCAGTATATTTCGTATTTCTTAATTAGTCTATCAGTATTTTTAAAACCTCTTTTTAGTAAGTAATCATAATAAGGCTTTGTTACTCCCTTATTTTTTATTTCTTTAAATTCTTTAGGAAATTCTAAATTAATAGCTTCTCCTAGATTTTCCTCTTTCTTATCTTTCCTATCATCGAATAATGCCTCAGTCATGGAAAGGAGATCATCCCCATCCTCAAAAGAAGTTTCTTTGCCTGCTAATCTGTTTGCTTCTTCCCATGAGCAGCCCAATAAAGCTTTTATTACTCTTGCAAAATTCCTACCCCGGTGTCGTCTATCCCTCCAGCATCCGTAATAACCATTACCGGGTATTATGCCCATATGGAATCCGGTATCTTCAGGGCAAAAGGGACAGCATATATTCAAATTATTTTTCTTAACATTTCTTCCGGAAGTCCGGTAAGGAATATTATGGTTATCCAAAAATCTTTGTATTTTAGATGAGATCATTTAATAAATAAAACCCCGGCGTGGCCCGCACCATTGTTCCGCCATCGCATCAGCAATGCCTTGATAAGTTAGTGATCTTATTTTACTACCCTTCTCGCCTCCGCTGAGTTTATTCTGACCTGAGTCAGTTTGATTCTTCCATCGCATGACTCTTTTTCCAGAAGGCATGATTACGATCCTACCAGGAACATATTTCGTAGGCTTTAAAAGCGGAAGCCCTTTCAGCCATAGACCGGTTGTCTTACTGGCATTGTGTCCAAAATCATACGGTTGTATATATTGGCTTTCTGGGCATATTCGAGTACTTATACACCCAACAGGATTTTCCAATGCTATTTTTAAACAATTCCTTGATAGTATCATTCTAACAAAATCCAAAGCTTCTTCGGTTTTCTTCTGTCTCCACGGGTTCCCTATATTACGATGTAAACCGCTTGAAGAAAGAAAGGTACATGGAGGAAAGGCAATAATCATATCCCATTCAGAACCATCCCCAATAAAATCCTCCAAGTATCCTTGATAATGCGGCCCCGGCCTTTCAGTTGGCAATAGATCACAGCTTATAGCCTCATGTCCTTTCTTAATGAAGGCATCTCGGACAATACCACTATATTCACAAGCTATCAAAATCTTCATGATATAAAACATTGCTCCAAAGTGGTGACATCTTTGATTCGAATTAAAAAGCACAAATATCCTTTTTCTACAGGTTCAGCTATTGCCTCAACTTTACCGCAAGAACTTTTGGACACATAGGCTCCATTCTCTCCAGAGAATTCATCCCACGCCGGGTCGCCAAACCCTTTAATTTTTAATACTCCTGCTTCTATACAATTTGTTTTCATTATTCTATCCCAGTAGCTTTCAGCCCGGCATCGTAAACAGCTTCGCCGTGAATCCTGAAAAAGCTATCTATGATCCCGTCAAGCAGGTTGCTCTCTTCTTCCGTAAAAATACTCCCCAATTTAACATCAATTAGAGACACAATCTCTCTCGGGTCATCATCAGGATGAAACAAAAGCCCTTTTTCTTTCATTTCATTGAACCAATCTTGCATAGCCTCAATTGAATCGTTTTTTACTTCTGGTATTCTGTTTAAAATTTCTAAATCTTCGACGTTAAAAACATTAGTTGGCTTAATAGCCATATTCACCTCTTCTCTCACTAATACCCTTCCTCCATCAGGATCTTCTAGTAAAGTCATTATTAGATCCTTATCTCCGGAATCAACCTCTTTTTTAAACTTTACCGTGTCGCCCTTCTTCATGACTATCCTCCGTTTGTTTAGGTTTCTCTTAACTCTTAAATATATTATATTATATTAGGAAACCCAATGCAAGGGAAAAAAGTAGTTATTTTGAAACTTTCTTACCCTCCACAAGAGCATCAAATAAATTCTTCCCCTCTTTTATGAAATCAAGAACGTCCTCATCCACACTATTCTTTACTATAATATCAGTTATGAAAGTAGTTTTGGTCTTCTCCCCCCTCGGTGCTCTTTTTTCTGCCTGGGCTCGGACAATGGGGGAAACCGGGCTCTCGTAAAAAATCTCATAATCAGCCACCTGTAAATTAAGATTGACTCCACCACTTTTAGAATTGGCTAAAAAAACTTTACATTTGGGATCCTTGATAAAAGCAGTCTTTGCTGCTACTTTATCTTTTGTTCCTCCATACAAACGTTCATACTTGATTTTCTTTTTCTTAAGGCATTCCTCAATCAGATCACCACTTGGTGTAAATTCAACAAAAATTAGGGCCTTGGCTTTAAAAGGTATTCCTTCAAGATAATCCATCAAAGCATCTAATCTTGGATTACTTTTAAAAACAATCCTATGCCGGTCATCCTCCTCATCTTTGAAATCTACATATCCGGCCACTATCTGTCTTTTTCTCATAAAGGAATTCTTTAGCATTTGATAGTTTCCCTGAGACTCCAGAAGATCGGCATGAGCAATTTCATAGTATTGGTATGCCTCGGATGAAAAAGGCACCTTGATAGTTTTGTATACTTTTGGTGGCATAGAATCAAGTTCTTCTTCTGCATACCTGATAGACCTATGCCTCATTACTTTATGTAATTTCTTTTCTTTTTTAGAATCAAAAACCCAATCATATCCAAAACCATTACCTTTTTTATTAAAATAAGCCTCTCTAAATAAACCAAGAGTATTTCCTAAAGTCTCCCCTCTATCGATTAAATAAAATTGAGCCCAAAGATCAATTGGTTTTCTACCAAAAGGAGTACCGGTCAAACCATACCTGAAATCACAATTTTTAGATATCTGATTACCTAATCTAAAATTAAGGGATTTGGGATTTTTGCACAAATGCAGCTCATCCAGAATCAAAGCTTGGAAATATTTTGATAACTTTTTTATTAACTTGTCTACTGGTTTTCTTTTCCTTCTTCCTTTTTCATCCCCTTTTATTTTAATTAAGGAAGTCACCATAGCAACAAGACCATCATAGCTGATTATAAAAACCGGATCTTTTGAGGTTTCTAATAAACTCCATTTCTCTTCTTGAGTTCCTAAAAGTGAGGTATATTTAAAACAAGAATGCTCCTCGATTTGTTCCTCCCAAGAGCTGATACCTACCTCATTGGGCGCGATAATGAGAGTTCGGCCCTTCAAGGCCTGTTTCTGCTCATACAAAGCCATGATCTGAATCACAAGAAGGCTCTTACCTAGACCCATATCAAGAAAAAAGATAAAATTCTGATTATGCAGCCCACATATAAAAGAAGCAGCTTGGTGTTTCCAGGGAGGGGTTTTGAAAGTAAAATCCTCCGGAAGCTCGCAATCAAGCTCTTCCCATATTTCTAATTCAGAAAGATCTTTAACACAAGACCAATCATCCAGGTCTCTGTTCAAAAAATCTTTGACTGCTTTTTTAGATATCATTTATTTTTACTTTTATTTATATGATTCAGGATCATTGCAATTCCTATGCTCTAGCCCTATTGGTGTAACAACCCATTTATGATACTTTCCTATAAGCTTATTGCATTTTCTACAAATTCTTTTTCCTTTGGCAATATGCCTGGCTTCTTCTAACTTTAAGCTTATATCCTGAAAACCATTCTCCGTGTGAAAAGAATATTCAATTTTTAAATTGGGTAAATGCTTTCCTTCTTTTACTAGTCCCTTAATAGCATCTTCAAAAAGCTTAATATGCTCTTCTTTTATTTCTAACAAACCTACCCATTCTTTCAAAGATTGATCTTTAAAAACTGGAATCTTTTTTAGCATAACTATTCCCTTTCCCAAATAATACCTTTTTCTTTATGCCCACATATTCTACAAGTGGATGGGCCGGCAATATTATCACTATCAGATACCATCCAATGACCAAATACCTTACATAGAAACTTAAGCATCAGTTGTACTCCTCATTATAGTCTTCTAAAATATTCCAGTAACCAGATGACATTCTAATACTATCAAGACAAAATTGGCCAATATCATAATTCTGTGAAAGAAGAATTAAATCCCCTTTTCTATCATTCCTTCCTTTGTCAACATAAAGTCTTGCAAGATTAAGTTGGTATTCCAGTTTGGTTTGATTAAAAGTAATCAGATTATCAGAGATGGCCACTTTGGAATAATCTTCTGCCAGATGTTTCCTTGTTAGTACTTTTACTTCTTCTCCTCCCCGGTTAGCTTGAGAAGCAGTCACCACAGCCATGTTATATTCAACAGCTAAACCACGAAGTTCTTTATACAGCCGGCCGGTATCTATTCTTAAATTTTTAGAATCAACAGACATAAGATCCGCATAATCTACTATCAAAACATCAGGGAAGAAATTAAAGTGATATTGTAAACTTTCTATATAGGCCTTTAATTCTGAAATTGATAATTGGCCGGTAGGGAATTCTTTTATTATATAATTTGGATTTCTTATCTTGGATATTTTTTTTTGTAATTGCTTTCTTACATCTGGATTGCTAAAAGTAAGCTCATTGGGTGGGGTTTCAAAAGTCAGATCAGTAAGCTTTCCCATATCATCGGTTACAAATATAGGTGTTTCTTTTTCAACTTTTCTTTTTGAAACACCAAATAAGGACTGCATATATCTCATTGCGATTTTATCTTCAGACATCTCAAGAGTAATATGTAAAACTTTCTTTCTTTGAAGTAAGAGATGTTTTCCAACATGAATTAAAAACCAAGTCTTGCCCGTTCCTGGTAATCCAACTAATGTAAGCATCTCTTTAGGAGCAGGGCATATGCCCAAAGAATCAAGACCATCAATTCCCATTGGATAAAAATTGTCAACCCTGGTCAGAAACCTCAGAGATTTTGTAGGATCGTTTAAGCGTATGCCCGGATCAAAAAGCTCTATGTCTTTTTTTCTATAAGACTCAAGAGCAACTTCCGCCTCATCTACTTTATCTTCCATCATTAACTGAGCGGCCTCTTTCAAACCTATCTTCAGATTTTGACCTCTGGTAAACTTGGACAAGCTTTTAAGAACATACTCTGAATTAATATCATCTTTAAAATCATACAAATTAGAAAGAACCTCTTTGTATAGATTTCCTTTTTTCTTATCCTTGCCTTCAAGGATATGTTCTAAAACATCAGGGAGATGTTCCGCTATTGGCTTATTGAATTCATGATAATAGTTCAAGGCCTGAGAAGCTATATCTCGATAAACAGAAGATTCAAACAAATCTACGGTGATGCTGTTTGATAAAATAGGTAAAGACTCCCCATCAAAGCAGACTAATACTAAAATGTTTTCTTGAAGTGATCCTGATAGATGCATTAATTATCTCTCCTTGGATAGGTATTTAAAATAGAGCTTATCATACTTTCGGTATCTATATGTAATGTCATTTCTTTGTAGTTTTTTTGAAAATACTCTTCTGCTGAATCTCCAAACTTCCGGGACATTCCCCTCCAATCAACCACCATCTGCCTTACATACTTCCGCGGCATAGGTACTGGCCTTCCATCAGATTTTACCCAGTAATCCCAATGATGCTTATTTCTCCTTTGATGCCGCAGCCATGCCTCTTCATAATTACTTTCTACCTGAAAATACTTATAACAATAATCCCCACCATAGAATTTATCAGCATAGGCCTTAAACTCAGAAGGAAGAAACTTTGATAAATCATGAGTGAAAGCATGTAACCACAACCCCTCTTTCATTGCTTCCAAAAAGACATACCATTTATGCTGGAGTATATATTTAAAATAATTCCAATACATTTATTACTCCTTTAAGAATTAAAAATACTAAAAGCCTTTTTCATATGACCTGAATACTCAATTCCTTTTCCTGCAAGAAATTTCATTAACTTTCTCTCATTAAAACCAAAAGCATAGGCAGGTGGTACTTCAACATCATCATGGTAAGGAAGTCTTATCAATTTACTAAATAGATCTATAGTCTTTTTATGCTTCCTATAAGTTTTTCGGTAAGTCCCTTCTCTTATTATTTTAAAGGCCGTTACTTCTCCTATTCCTCTGATCCCTGGGAGATCATTATGGGTACCGGCCATAGTAAGAATCCTTAACCAATCTTCAAGCGATAAATCAGGATACTCCTTTTTAAATTCTTCAAAACCATAGAGCCCTGATTCTTTGTTTCCCTTCTTTGATTTAAAATAAACATTTCCGAATTTGAAAAGCTGATACAAATCATCATCATTGCTGGCTACTATTACCTGATCAAACTCTTTATGATATTTTTTACAGGCAATGGCAATAAGATCATCGGCCTCTAGTCCTTTTTCTTCCCAATAATCAATGCTCATCAATTCTAAAAAATCTAAAGCAAATTGCCTATTCTGAGCAATGGCTTTTTCCCTGTCCGGGTCTTTCTGCCTGGCTCTTCTTAATTTATAATCAGGATAGTCTTTTGATCTCAAATAAGGCGGTGAATCAGAACACACTATTACATGGGGTGTTGGGTATTTAGAAAGAAGAGTGCTTAGCTGATTAATGAAACCATAAACTCCACCGGTACTTTTGCCGGCAAAATGAAGACTATCATGGACGTTAAAAGCTCGGTAAAGTAAATTATTGAAATCTACCAATAGTAATCTCTTCAATTAAAAAATCCTCCTCTCTTTATTGTTTCTTTTTTCTCTGATTTTCTAGTCCTTTTTACTCTTTTAATTCTTCTAACTCTTTTCTCCTTTTTAACTCTTCTTACTCTCTCTGGTTTTGCTCTCTCTATGAGTTCAAAAAAAGGATCTTCTAATTTAACAACATTACCGCTATTAGGCATATTTAAAAAAGTATAACCAAATATACCCAAGTCTTCTTTTACCCAATTAACTCTGGCTTTATAATTTGTTCTTTTGCATAGTATTATATCATTTTTCTGGAACACGGAAATCTCACCATCTAGTAGAGTTGTATGGAAAGCAACTAAATATATCCCAATCTTTTCTGGCGACTTCAATGAAACAAGGTATATTCTTGAACCTATCATCTACTAAAATAGGTTTTAAAATCTCCCTATGTCTCTCATCCACTAAAAAACCTTCCTGATCATTTTCACATCTAAGTAGTTTATTAATATGCGAACCGGAAATTATCTGATCACCTAGATAATTAACAAAAGAAACTTTTGGTATTTTTGGAATATCTTTAAATTTCTCTATAATGGCATCCAGAGCCTTAGATACATCACTCATGATCTTCCTCCTTAAAGTAAGGACAATTCCAAAATTTATAATTAAGATATAAAAAAGCCACTAAAATGAATAAATAAATAATGATAAAATAAACTTTATTTTCTAAAACAAATTCTAACATTTTTAACCCTCCTCATCTCTCCAATCATCGGAGAATATAAATTTATGAATCTGAAGATTGTACCCAATTCCCCAAAGCGGGCAAATACTATCCTTCATCCAATTAAAAAGTTCAGAAGCATCAATTCCCCCACCACAGGGGCTGAAATAGATCTTGGCTTGAGAATTAAATCTTATAAAACCTGCCGCCTTAATAGCGTTAATAAAATCTAATCTATCTGAAATAACAAATTTTACAAAACAATTACTTGGTAAATCCATGTAATTAACCGGCTTCACTTTAGTGGAGACTTTCCCAGCAGATGGTAGTTTCCAATCCAGTATAAAAGATAGATTATCCTCTTTTCCTACACGGCTGGCATGTTGAAGAAGATCTTCAACATCATGTAGACCATTTGTCTCTATTGTTATGAAGTAATCCCTTAATAAAAGCTTCTGTATTAAAGATATCATAGAGCTTCCATATGATTCAAAAGGCTCTCCTCCGGTTATAGTTATTTTCCTGACTCCTCTACCTATCTTTTCCACTTTATCCAGAATATAACTGACAGATAAATCCTCTCCCCCTTTCCAAGAATATTTGGTATCGCAATACTTACAACCAGCAGTGCAACCGGCAAACCTTATAAAGACCGACCAAGCCCCCTGGGCCTTTGGATTTACTTCCCCATCTACTGATAAAAAGATAGATGTTATTTTTAGCATTTCATTTTTTAAAGAAATCCCACCTGTCCCACTGCCCTTTATTTCAAAATCACCTTCCTTCATTTATTATTCTCCTTTTTTAATTTAAGAAATTCACTCTTAATATCTGAGGCATTTCCCCTAGAAATACCCAATCTTTCCGATAACACTATGTAAGTCAAGGAAGGATCTTTCTCTAAAATCTCAAAAGCCCTTTTTCTTCTTTCTTTGAGTTTTGTACGCCTATTCATTTAATTTAACCCTTTCTTTCTTATTCATATATTTGGATTCTATTATTCTGAAAAGAATCCCTGACGAGCTATATCCCGGAAATTCTCTTTCTATCAAAGAAGGTAAATTTTTAAAATTAGCTATCAAAGTATTCAAATTCAAGGGAACGGGGCTTTTATCAAAATCATTTATAGTTATCTTAGTTGCTATTAAGTAGAAACGTAATCTGCATGGCCTGCCCTGGGCCTTATCCTTAAAAGCTGTTTCTGTATAATCAACCATCTCATTAAAAACTGATTTAAAATTCTTATAAGCAGTCTGTTTCATAAATATGTGAAAAGGAGGTTGTTTCTTTTTCAATCTACTACTTAACTCGTTAATTATGATATTGTAAAAAAACTCCTCATCAGTTCTGGAATTTTTATTTTCTTTAGAAGAAAGGAGGAAGGATATTCTTGTTTGTATTTCCTCAAGTTCCTTTTTATTTAAAGATGGAAGTTTTTTTATTATTTCTTTTGTTTTATTCATTTTATTTTTATTAAAAGATCCTTTAAATATAATACCTTTTTTTCAAAAGAAAAGAGGCGACTGAAAGGAGCCCCACCAACGGTGGTATCTATTATAGATTTATTATTATAAATATATATAATAAGGGTCTGAGTTTCTTTTTAAAATCAATAGGTTACACAATAAAACATATCCCGACTTATAGTACCACCATATCTCGACTTATAGTAGTTTTGCTTTAAATCATATCTCAACTTATAGTATTATATTAGGTTAAAAATCTTTTATAGTTTTTCCTGCTTCAGAATAAAAAATAATATTATTTTTTTCAAATCTTAATTGATAATCATAATGACATTTAGCATTAATTACCCCTAAAGCTTTTTTTATTTTCTGCCTCAAAGAGAATAGAGGTGATTTACTATAACCTATCCGATAACAAACAGTTTCTAGATCACGAGCAACCTCCTTTCCTTTATAAAACATCTCTTTCCGCCAGGGCTCAAGTAAATTTCTAAGATTTAATTCTACTTCTGAAAGTTTTTTATATAATTCCAATTCATTAATCACAAAATGAGATTCATGCATATTGATCCATTTTTTTGAGAATTCTATATGTATGAGGTATTCGTCTTCAGCTACATTATCATCCTCCATATAATCCAGAGAATTAAAGATCCTGAAAGATCGGATACCTTCAATTTTCTTTTTTCGTTTAGGATTATAATAACTATCATTGAAGTAGAGAGTAGTGTTGTATATCTTATACAAAGACTCTTTTACTCTTTCATAATAAAAAGTATTATTAGTGGGCAATTTTAAGAATTTAAGAAGATGATACATTGATTTGAATTTTAAAGAAGAATTACCTATACTATTTTTTATAAAAACTTTATCTTTTTTTAATTTTCTATTTCTTAACTGAAGATAGGCTAACAAGCCGAAAAGAACCTGGCCATCGGTTTTGCTTAATGCTGTTATTCTCTTTCCTTTTAAAGTAAGAGATCCAAAACCTATAACATAATTAAGCTCGCCATCTTTGTCATAATTTCCAACACCCCAAACCTGAGAACCGGTAGGGAGAGTATGATTTTCTAATTTCTTGGTATGTGGGTAAATGATGGGGTAATTGCAATGATTATTTGATATTGAAACAAAGTCAGGAACGGTATTAGATCTTTTAATTCTATTCATCTGAGACCTCATTTTTCCACCATCTTTTACTAAAAGAACCCTTACCGAATATTCTCTGATAATTGGAAATAGCCAGCATACAGAAAGACTTTGGTAGATCATTAATACGATCATCGGAAGTCTCATTAAAAGTCACCAGGTCACCGGAATCTTCAATATATATTTCTTTTCTTGGCGCTTCTAATCCTTCTTCCCATTCCATAAGGATACCTTTCATTTATATAAAAAATTTATTATATAACCTAACTTAAATAAAATCAAATTAAAAATAAAAAGATGAATGCCGGCAAGGGTTTAAGGGAGGTAAGAGTTAAGAGAATTCCCTTGGAGGAGGTATCAAGTCCGAACCGCTTGCCGGCAAAATGAAGATCAGTCTTTGGGTTTTTTATAAAGAATGAGCAGCATAAGTACTGCCACAGAATAACCAATAATAAAAGATAATAACATACTAAGCTCACTAAACATAAATACTCCTTTAATTACCTTTTAATTTTTAAATAAGTACAGCCCCTTTTGGTATAACCGGATTAAATACTTTAACTTCTACCTTACCCTTTCCTTTACAATCAGGGCATTTATGAGGAGCATCTATATTTATAAACTTAACACCAATACCATTGCAATCAAAACAGTAGACATGCTTCCAGATACCAGAGCCAGAACAAACCCTACAAGACACTTTTCTTCCTGATCGTAGGGTAAATCCCCCCTTATCGCAAAATTTACATTTCAAAGGCTTTCTTCCATTATCACAGGAAGGACATCTTTGAAGACCTTTATATACCTTTTGAAAAGCAGAACCAGTGCCCTTACACGTTTTACAAGTATCGGAAAGATCAAAAAGATCATTCTCTTTCTCTTCTAAAGATTCCGAGGTATTATTAAAAATGTCTCTGGTTAGATTTTTAAGGTGTTGGTAGGCCTCTATTATTTCAGCAGTCTTTTCTTTATCATTGATACCAGTATCAGCATGATACCTCCTAACAAGAATTTTAAATTTTGTTTTAAGCTCTTCTTCAGTAAAAGGATAAGAATCTATACCCAGAACCTGCATGTATGTTCTGGTGGCTCCTCCTATGTTAATATTAATTGAACTATCCATTATCTTTTCCTTTCTTTCTTAATACATTTTTGGGAAATAAATTCCTTCAAGATCACTAACGATACACTCAAGCTCACTCTTCAAAAATTCTAATTCTTCAAAAAAAGAATCATCCAAGGAAGTATCAATAGAATCAAAATCCAATTCCCCGAAAGCATCTACTGCTTGCCTTAAGGAATCAGCACAATCACTGACTTCTGAATATTTATCAGTATTCTCAAGAGAGGTGCCTTCCAGATTATCTCTCCAATTTTCCATTTCTTCGGCAAGGGCTTCTACTTCTGAAAAATCAAAAGAAGTCAGAGGACCGGCCTCCTTAATTTTTTCTAATTCTTCTTGTAAAGAAGCTATATCCTGGATTACCTCATCAAGCCTGGCTTGCCTGCTTTTGTATTTAGGCCTTGGAATTCTTTTATAAATAATACCATCTCTTTCGATTTTCATTTTTCTGGTATCTTCTGTGATGATCTGACCGTCATCACTTTTAAAATTAGCCATTTTTCATAACCTCCTTATACTTTTTTAGATATTCCCCAAAACCCTTAGAAGATAGTATTTTAAAAATATGAGTCATGGGTGTTTTAGCAAATCTTTTTACTATAGTACCCCAGCAAGGTAAATGTATGGATATTTGCCCTATAATTTCCCATTCTGATTTTTTAAAAGTCTCGATCTTTTCTCTTCTTATAAGTTCTAAAAATATCTGATGTATTTCGGAATAATTTTCGGCCCCATAAAGATTGGCCCCACGAAGATTGGCCCCACGAAGATTGGCCCCACGAAGATCGGCCCCAGTAAGATTGGCCCCAGTAAGATTGGCCCCATAAAGATCGGCCCAACGAAGATCGGCCCCATAAAGATCGGCCCCACGAAGATCGGCCCCATAAAGATCGGCCCCAGTAAGATTGGCCCCAGTAAGATTGGCCCCATAAAGATTGGCCCCATAAAGATTGGCCCTTTCTTCCACCGCTTTAATAAGAACTTCCTTTAGATCATACCCCTCCTTTTCATATATTACGTTACCGTTATATCTCGATTTAATTTGAAATAACATTAGCTGCCTCCTCCAATTGTTCTTCTGCGAAATCTACTGCCTAGCTATAAGACATATCCGGCAGGACTATCATCCAAAACAAAGCCAATTCTAATAACATTTTTAATACCTCCTTTTTAATTTAAAATTAGTGAGCTTGACTTAGACCTTTTACATATAAAAGAATGTCTATAAGCCGGTAATCTTTACTCATTTCCATAAATGATGTTTTATTTTTTTTCATATTCCCTACATCCTTTAAAATAAGATTTAATCGAGGTGATTATATCTTTTTCCATTTTATCATAGTAAGAAAGATCGTCTGAAACAATCTCCAGTACCTCATCTGAAAGACCTTTATATTCTAAAGCAAGTTCTTTATTGGTCATGTTATTGTATCCAGAAAACCCTTCTTTTAGAAGATCAATTAATTCTCCTGGATTATAAT